CATTTTGTTTTTGTTCTTTTTTAGTTTCTTTACGTCTTTTTCCATAAACCAATTAGGTTTATAATTTCTTAGTAATATAGTGTCAGAATGAGCCTGCAACCAGTCAGACACCTGTTTCTTCTGATCTGCATACAACGGAGTCTCGTAATCAAGATACGCAGAACACTGCGCTACCTTGTTTCTCAGGTCAGACGCTTTCCTCTGTAAATCTTTGATTTTCTTTAATCCCTCTATTACTTTCATTTCACTCCTCCTTTAGCCTTTAACTTCTTATTCTGTATATATGGTCCACACGTCCAGAAGATTCATATACGGAACTTCGTACTTCTTACCATCGGGTGCCGAAATCATCATAGACCACGGTGTGTCTCTATCTCTCCATACTGTATCTCCGGTCTCGAGTTCCGACGGTATAAACTTACCAGTCTTCTTTTCGATTACTCCTTTACCAGAAGAGAGAACGACCCCCATATACGAAGTGAATGGTTGATTTAATGTCTGCGGCATCCAAATAGAACCAACCTTCTCAGGTTGCGGTTCACGCCAAACGAATACAATGCCGTGAAGAGCTATATAGGGAAAATCTATCGAACCGCACACACTACATTTGAACGGTATATGAAACTTCTCTACTACTTTCGAGATGTCCTTGACACTTCCACACTTTTTACAAGGCATGTTGTCTCTCCCTTTATACTATGCAAGCCCATATTAACGAACCTAACCAACCAACTCCAGTCCAACCAGCAAAGAAATTAATTAAAAATATCGCAAGTTTATGAGGGTGATGCATAATCAACGCTATTATCGTCGGCAGAAAATACGCACCAAGACAAAATGCAACGATTAAGATTATACCAATTATTGTAAGAACAGCAAGAAATACATCCGTATCCATTATTCCTCCTTCAGTATCTCACCTTGTACAGGATGAGTATCGCAAATATAACCCACGCCAGCTTTCATGTGCTCAATCACAATTATATTCTTTCCCAACTTCTTACCGCATATTAGACATTCATCGTTCTTTATTCTTTCTTTAATTACTTCGTACATAAAGTCTCCCTTTTAAAACACTTTTTGAAGTTATCGTAGGTCATCAACACCAGTTCATATAGAGGAAACAGAGCAACCGTCGCATCATTCTTGATAGCAACAATCTGCGGTATATAAAAACAGTAATCAGTGTACGTCATCATTACCATTATCTCTTGACCCTGTTCTCTAAATATCCAAAGAGGTGTGCGTAACGACGCTTTAGCACCGGTAAAACCCTCTTGAATGAAACCCGTCATATTTGAGGACGATGCCTTTGGTGCATACACCAAATCGTGAATCTTGATACACTTTCCATGACGACACTCTATATGAAACTTTTCAGTGAATTCTTTGCCGTTATCGTGTATACTCATAAGATCACCGTACTCCGTCATCTTCTTCGAACGAGTACCCAGTTGACCAGAAGAATGAGTTCTCCAAAATAAGTCGTTGCGTTTACCGTCAGACCACCACAACGACAAATCTTTGGCTATCTTGCGTTCATAACTACTTCCCTTTCTGCTGCCGGCGCCTGGTTTCATTTGTCTGTCTTCTTCCACTTAAATTCAGGAAATGGTCTCCCATGAATATGTTCCATAACACATATAGCATTAACTGCTTCTAACCACTTATACGCTTCTTCACCTTCAAGTGTCTGGACGTAGTCCTTAAACTCCATTGTTACTTTAAGTAGTTTACTCATCAAGAGCCTCCAGAAAATTCCTAATCCAATCAGACATCGATTTAGAGTGTTTCTCAATTTCCTTCTCAGCAACTTCTCCAGTCTTAGTCTCGCGTCTGATGTATAAATGACCATCTTTGTAAGTCTTCTCTTCGATAGTTATCTTTGACTGAGGCTTGAAGATTCTACTAAATATATTAGTCTTTTTATTTTCCATCGTAAATAATCTTGTACACTATCTCATACTTCTTCCTTAATATTCTTTTTTACCATCACAAACTTCAGCTAATTTACCACCAAGAGCATCGGTCAAATTGTTAATAATAGACTGAAGATATAGAATCTGCTTATCTTTCTCATCAGTCATTTGTTTATAGAACTCTCTGCTTTCTCTTTTAGCATCGATTTCGGCATCGAGTTTAGCCAGTTCAACTCGTCTGGCTTCTCTTTCATTATGCCATTCACATTCATACGCATTTCTCTGAGCATTGCCTTTAAGTTGCATGTCAGCTTCATACTTAGCAACTTCCAAATCGACCTCTTTCTTCTTTAATTCGTACTTCTTCTTACCCCAAAACATTAGTTCACCCCCTTAACAGCGTTCCGATAAATTGCAGTCTTTCCCCAGTATTCTTTTTTACCGCAAACTATGCACAATTTTCTTCTAGCTCCAGATTCATGCCAAACAGCCCATTGCCACTTATGAAAGCCGAGAAAACATTTAAATCTTTTTATTAAACTAACTATGCTATTTCCCATCGTAGATAATTTTGTCAACGATTTCAACTTCCTTATCCCAGGCACCGAGTACATAATACCACCGACCGAATGGCGAACGCGCTAGAAGTATTGGATCTTTCTTCTGTTCCTTGCCACCAACATCAATAATAAGACTTAGTTCCGGTTCTCTGTCTGTAACTTTAGATAACGCCTTTTCAAACTTCTCTATTTCGTCGATTGCTTCCATTGGAATATTTCGAGCATAACTGATAAACCCAACCGTCTGAACTTTATACTTACTGCACAGCTCCCTGATTTTGATCTCATTAGTAACCGTCCAGTTGAAGAGTTTATGATACTTGGCAAACTTCTTACGCGCTTCAAGATATCTCAACGCCTCTTTCTCATCCCCAGCATTAGCCTTCTGTCTAAGCAAAGTATCTAATCGTCTCTTGACCACTCTGATTTGCCGTTTAATATCTGCACAATCGAAGGCTGGTGTCTCGTTGACGATTTCATTGATTAATTCAACTGGTTTCTTCTCAATTCGGTCATCGTTTTTCGGTACAAAGTTCGAATCTTCTGGGACTGAATTAACTACAGGTACAGCCGTTGAAGTCCCATTGTTCCACGTAACATAAGTATTTGTAGTCAACGTCTCCGTATCGAGTTGCATTGACTGGTACTTATAATTCTTATCTTTTCTAAATTTCTTCAACAAATTCTTTAACAAGCTCATAGTTCATACCTCCTTAACTTCTTGACCACGCAAGTAATTTTGCCTGACACAATTCTCTCGAACAGCCATGCTTCACTATTTCATTAGCAAATTCAGAATAAGGAAGAACTGAAAACGTCTTACCTCTTATTCCACCACTCCATTTCGCTAAAGCACTATTTCCAACAATATCATGCTCTTCTTCAGCTTCACAAAAGTCGCAGATTATTTTCTTATCTATTATCATAAATGCGTGACTCCTTTCTCTTTTATTACAGTCAGCCTGTTCTCACCGTAGGAAGATAAATCTGCGGTATGTGATACCACATACACTGCCTTATCCTGTCCTTCTTCGTATAACAGAGTTGCTATCGATTCTTCACCTAAATGATCAACAAATGCGAACAATTCATCTAATATCAAAATACCCAATAAGCCATGAGATAATTGATACGTCATGCTTACCCAATGATTCAGAGTAAGACACAAAGACATGTCGATTCTGCGCTTTTCCCCGCCAGATAGTGACTCATACTTAACCATCGTTCCATTAGTATAGATATCTAAACCGATGCGATTTCTCTCTTCCCCAGACTTGAGAGTCTTGGTTGGAGACACTGCAATAGACATTGTTCCTGCACTTACTGTAGAGAGATAATCATTTACTAACGAATTGAATTGGTTGCAAAAACGATCTAACAACAACGCACGTATACCATTTGGAGAGAACGACATCTTCCAGAACTCCAACACTTCAATTCCTTTATTTAATTTGTCAATGCGCCAGTCAATTTTTTTAATCTTGTCGTCAATGTCTAATATAACATCGTTGCATACATCGCGTTGTTTTACGTTGTCTTCTATTTTCTTGTTTGTGTCGGGGATCAGACTAATCATACTCTTAATGCTAACCTCCAACTTTTCTATCTCATGTTTAATCGTATCCTTACGTCTCTCGTATTGACTAACTTTTTCGTCGTACGTTCTCTTCTCTGCAGTGATACTGCGCAATTCAGTCTTTAGAACACGCAAATTGTTCTCTTTGTTAGATTTTTTTGCTTTCAAATCGCGTATAGCAGATTCTCCAACGTTCTTCAACTCTTCCGCCTTAGAATATTGTTCATTAATGCCGCTTAAAATAACATTAGTCTGTTCAATCTCCTGACGTTTCTCTTCTATGCATTTATGCAGATTCTCAGCAGTCACCAAAGAGCCGCAAATTTCACAACGCACACCGGCTTTCGCGTCGTGGAATTTGATCATCTGTCTATTCAATCTATTGACTTGATCAGTCAGCGAATTTCTCTCACTAGAAAATCTAAAATAATCTTTACTATCGTCTGCGTTATTGGTAGTCGCTACTTCAATATCAGTATCGCACGAATAAATCTCGCCTTCAAGCTTCTCAATCTTAGTGTTCACTTCATCTAATTTCGCGTCGTAGTCAACAACAATTGGAGGTATCTCCTCAGTTGAAGCAATTTGTTCAATCTGTTGTTTGTATCTAGACGCTTCGTTCTCATAACGTTTGATGTCATCTTCAAACGATTTAATAGTTCTGTTCAGAACATCAATTTTGGCTTGATTGTTATTAATCTGACTGTTCAAATCGTGTTTCTCATTTTCAATATTAAAGATATCAGTCTGGAACAATTTAATCTTAGCAAATGTCTTGAGATATAAGTCGTCATAGGTATCGAATCCCAACAGCTTAGTAAGCATGCTAGTCTTCTCAACGTCTGATAAACCAGTCAACATCACTAGATTCTCTTGAGAAAAATAACATGATGCAAGAAATATGTTCTTATCAAATCCCAATATCTGTTGTTCGAGAAATGCCTGGCGATCTATCTGTTTAAGACCTTCTACTAATTCAGTATGTTCACCCTCTTTAATTTGATCAACAATAAGACCCTCTTTGCGCGAACGGCTTACAACAAACGCAGCTTCCTTGCCAACGAGATTAAGAGTTACCTTGCAGTTCTTTACTCCTCTGCGTATGACATCGTCTCCAGTCAAACCTTTGGTAGTCTCGCCAAATAGACACCAATATATTGACTCGAAGATTCCGGTCTTACCAGAACCGTTAGAATCGTTGGTATCTAGATTGAGGCCCGTAATGAGAGTGAAACCGTTCTCTACATTCAATTCTATCTCACCAATAGAGAGAAAATCTTTGATTGCTACTTTAGTAACTACACCATCGAACAGCCTCTTAACCGACTGCACCTTATCGGTCACAACATCTTTTATCACTTCTAATGCAGTGTCGTCTTTCTGATGTAAAGTCAACCACTCGCGCAATACATCATTGAAATCGTTCGACTTAATGCGTTCCTCAAAGAACTCTGGTTTGATGACGTTCACCACATTGACATCAGTACTCTTTGTGGTAGCATTTAACACACGATAGTAATTACCGTCGCCATGCACTACTTCTGACTCTTCGTTTACTGTAATGAACTTGGGATATTTGAGTGGAACGAACGCTACTGCAAGATTGTTAATAACTTCGAAATCGTAGGACAATGTAGATTCCAATCCAGTTGTATCTACTATCCAGATTCCCCTATCGTTTTTATCATCGAAGGTAAGTGCTAACGGTGAACCAATGATGAAACAATTGTCTGATAATCTGTTGCGTTTGTGGTAGTGACCAAAAAATACAAGTTTGTTCTGTGATGCCAACTTTTTCCAATTTACACCAGTGAAATGATGACCGTACTCATTAGTAATCTCTGGTTGTTTATGAACGATAACTAAATCATAATTCTTAATCTTCTCGTAATCTACTTCATCGCAATAACCAACGGTCTTGATTGTTAAATCGCCAATGCGTTCAATTTCATAACCAGACTTCTTGTTGTGTTCAAGAAAGTTAAGAGCATCATTTAACTTATGATAGTGTCGGTCATTGTATAAGTCATGGTTACCCCGCACCATTATTACCATGCAAATCTTCTCTATTCGATACAACCATTCGGTAATGATGTTCAGACACTCTACAGGAATCTCACCACGTTTGTGAAACAAGTCACCTGCGAATATCAGAAATTTAATATCATTTTGTTGAATTATCTCATAAATTTGTTCCAAAATGTTAATCTGATCCTGCAATCTTTTCGAAATTACCTTGTCATCAGAGGTACCAAAAGATTTCCAGGTATGAAGATGGAAGTCGCTAAATATTGCTAATTTCATTTTAAGAGTTCAGGATATATTGTTTTATGACCCTCAAATACGTCGTCATTTAAATTGTCAGCGTATAATTGTAACTCATTAGAAATACTAGCATCGGTAAATTCTTTACCATATTTCTTGCACCACCGTTTATACTCTTTACCCAGACAGATTTGAATATCCAATCTCATTATCTGTTTCCGCTAGCAAACATATTTAACTTGACACCAGAGTCTTTAGAGCCACTATAAACATCAAGAATTTTAACTATCGGCGGTACAAGTCGAATATCGAAGACGTACGCCTTAACCCCGAATACGTTCTCTTCCTTGTTCTTAATATTAATTATTCTTAAATTCTTCTTGACGTACTTATTGACTTTCTTATCGTCAACGATCACCTCAAAACTATCGCAGAAATCACCATGTACGTCAGTAACAATATCGTCCGAATCAGCAAAGTAGGCTAATGCGATATACATATGCTCACCCATAACCTTCCACATATCTGCCATAATGCCATCGGCAAAACCAGTCCAGTAGCTAGGAAAGTTAAGTATAATTTTGTGTTCTAAATCAGCAACCTGATAACTATTGATAATACCTCTAAACTTATCTATAGCATCATTGTTTTCTTTGCGGATGACTACTTCAATTTTGAATTTATCATTCATGACTTCTCCTAAGTTGAATTATTATATCACGCCTCTGCAATGCTGTCAATATATCAGATAAATTATATCTGTTCTCTTTCAGCTTTTTTCTTCATCAATATTTTTTGAGAGGTGACTTCCTGCAACATTGTCATTCGGTTTTTGTAGGCACTCCCATCACAGAAATCAGAGAACAAATCTACAAATATAGGTTGTTGTGTTCGATGCCAATGATAACTAGATATCTTTGCACGACACAACGCATCAAAGTAACGATAACTTGATAATACTGAATTGTAATTTATCATTTCATCGAAACCAAAATATTCATTAAAATAATGAAACTTATCCTGTGGTATATAAAACATAAATGATGCTATATTAACGAACGATTCTGCATTATCCATACGATTGAACATTGAGCCGGATTTTCTTTTTATAAACTTATCTGCTCGCGGTACTCTACGATACATCTGTTTAGACTGACGAAACGATTGATTGCGCTTCTTTGAATCTAAATTGTCTAGTAGTTCATCGTCAACAGCACTCACTGCCTGCTCATCATCAATCACGCGTTTTGCTCTATTCAACACCTTTCTCGCGTCTTCTAATGTACGCACCATCTTCGCCTGCCTGCAGAAGACAGAATATTCCTCGAAGTTAGAAAACATCTTCTGCACGACATTTGAGTATTTAACCCAATTATCTGGCATGAAGTCAAAGTTGTATAACATCGAAGAGAATATTTCAAGCATCATTACATCTGACTGTTTCTCTACTTCTTTGGTAGCCAACTCTGCGAATTTCGATGCCCAACCAATTCCGCGAAACTGCGGAAATAGAACAAATCGAGAGATAGTAAGAAATTTCGCAGGAATCTGATGATTGTCCAACATATGTTTTCTGAAATGACCAAAGAACTCAGAGCCAAAGAATATGTTGCGCAATATCTTGTTCATACCCGAGACGTGCCACGATATAGCGCCCGCCAGATAGCGATGTTTTCCGTAACGTATATACAGAAGATTATAAATGTAACACGACTTCAACGCTTCATATTCGCTGCTGAAATAGTGATATTGTAGAATATCGAGACGCTCCAACAATTCATATGCAGAACGTTTTCGTTTCTTCTGGCTGGTAGTGAATGTTTCAATCTCGAACACTACCTCGTCATTTAGATTTTTTCTTAGTACTATTTCGTTTAACATATTTCATATAGCCTTTAGAGTGATGCCCAAAACACTCAACGAATTTATCTTCAAATAGTTCTATCAGGGCTTCTTCAATTGTCTGTTTATTGTTCAAATCTATTGGAACTGATGTTGTCCATTTCTTAGGCATATTAGTAATCAAGCGTTACCCCAATCTTCTTTCCAACCCAATTCTCCGCATATTTCTTCGACAGCCAACTTTAACGTCTGAACTGTAGAGTAATCAACATATTCAACTCCATCTTTCCAGTAAGCATATGCTTTCAACCCGGCGACAACTCCTCTAATAAATTCTTTGGACTGACTGCCATACATCTCTCTAAAGTAACCCATTATTCCTGTTCCCTGTCAACGTCGGTAACTTCTGTAATTGAATAGATTTTACCATTTTGCATATGAATATTCAAGTCTTCCCAGTACATACAAATGCTATCATTACAGCCAAAACCAAAAAATAAAGTGTTTGCCATATGTTTGGTCATGAACTTGCGCAAACCTTGCGCAAACACCTTGGCTGAAAGAGAATCAACGAAGGTGAGAAATTCATCTATCAATACAACGCAATTTGACTTGTCAATAGTTTCATCAACGTGCGCCTTATACAACAAATACATATATCGAACTCGTTTCTGTTGACCTGCAGATAACTCACTGAATTTAGAGAAGATGTTTCTCATCTCGAACATTCCGAACGTGGAGAATAGTCGAATGAGAAATTCTCTGTTATTATTAAAATCAAATAATTCCATTAACTTCTTATCTGCGTCAATATTCTCGTCGTCGTAGTCAATAACGTAATGAGTATTCTGTAACTGTTTCTTTAATTCATCCTTAAAGATAGTCTTGCCTTCACCGAACAAGCCGTAGACATAAATAAGTTTATTCTTGTCTAAGTCTATATCCAAGTCAACATCGAATTTAAAATAAACAGCCTGAGGAACCAAGCCAAACACGCGTTGAGAAAGGCTTAGTTCCTCAGAGTTGAACTCTTTAACTTTGTATTCGACCTGCTTTTGAATCTTCACTTATTTCTGTTCCTTCTGGTTTAAATCAAGAAACGGCACAGTAGCATTAGGTATCATTTGAGTAGGCAACTTTCCGTCCCACTTCTCGATTGCCTTCAACTGAACGTAACTCCAACCACCGGTCTGAGCAATACTCTCAACCTGCGTCTTAATAGCCTTCGCCTCTCCCTCGGCTTGCGCTATTCTCTGTTCTGCCTCGAATTTTACTCTCTCAAGCACGTTCTTCGCCTGCAGAGCCTGTTGTTCGGCAGTTACTTTGGCTTCGATAGCCTTATTAAATTCATTAGAGAAGTCAAAATCTTTGATTGAGATTTCATCTAATACGATATCTTCTCGCGCAAGTCTGTCAGTCAATAATTGTTTGACAGCTTCTTTAACTTCTGGTCTCCTGGTTATCGCCTCTTCTGCTGTAAATTTCGCTGCTGCCGACTTCATTGCTTCTTGTATCGCCGGATCAATTATTCGCGAACTGTACGATAAACCTATACGTTGATACAACTCATTGACCTTTGCAGGGTCCAAATGATAGTTAAGAGCAACTACTGTATTCAACTCCTGCAAATCCTTAGACGCTGCACCAGCTTTTGCCTCTTCTTTCTGAATCTGCGTATCAATAACAACTACGCTCTGTACTACAGGAGTACGCCAGTGCAGACCAGGTGAATACACCGTAGGTGATACTGCTCCCCAGTTCATCAATACTCCAACATGTCCCGCCGGAATAATAACAAACGGATTAATGATTGACAACAACACGAATGCGATTACGACTACTACAGCCCAAATTGTAAGTCTCATTTTTCTCCCTTCTTAATTTCTTCTCTCTTTTTATCCAAGTTCAACAAACGCTTCACACAATATGCCACTCCCAGTACTATTGCACAAAACAGAGCGGCATCAAACAACAACTCTAACATTAAATCACCTCCCTCTTACTTATATCTATTCTTTGTTATACTTTCTCGACGCCCCAACTCTTCCGCCATCTGATTGCTGTACGCGAATATTCAACCATTTCTCAATGTCCAACTTATTGAATTTGTCGCGTACTACTTGCATATCACACAACGTCTCGCCATCATACTGTCTGACGCTCACGTTGTTAAGAACGTGCTCAATCGTTTTGCATGCTCCCTGCAACATCGAATCGAACTTTTTATTCCCTAATACTGGTTTTGCCATTTGTTTCTCCTCTCTTATTATGAACCACTGTCTATCATGTTTTTGTACTCTTCTAATTTTTCACGAATCATTTCCTGCAGAACTCTTGTATCAACCTCGAGAAGATGAGCCACTTCTTTAATTTCGTATTTATAAACGTAAGGAACCCGTCTGCGTTCTAACTCGACATTAGCTCTGATTATCCTGCGGTCATGACTTAACTTTTTCAACATTCGGCAGCCCTGTAGTTGATATTCTATCATCAAACTTGCGATGCACTCTGGAGAACTCAAGAAGAGCAAGACAGCACCAAGCCGCGTGAGCCATGTGCGGCTTACCTGACTCTGGATCAACGTCTTCTCCCCTCCAGAATGCCCAACAATGCCTCATCAAAGCACCGAATATTCTCGACCACGACATACCTTTGAGCCAGTTGTGATCGGTATACTTCTTGGAGCCGTAAGTGTAGATTTCGACTACTTCATCAAATGCGCGAGGAGGAACTAAGTCGTATCTGTTCTTACTTCCACCGTCAAACTTGTTCGCTGGCTCCCGTTTCCTCTGTTCCAACGGCCAAATCTCTTTCTTTCTTTTCATCTTTTACCTCTACGATTGGTTTGCACACGAAATCAGCCTTGCGAATGTTAGCATAGAAGAACTTACCCTTAGACTCCGACTTCATAAAATTCTCGTGCAACTCCTTGGGAACGCCTGCGTACTGAAACACTTTACCATTGAGAAACTGCACTTCCAAAATGCTATTTGCCTCATCATACCCGATTGACGCGATATTCGAACTCTTAACTGCTTGTCTCTCCATTTGTACCCTCCTGTTCTGTGGTGAATAATATCTGTTTCTCTAACATCTTGAACAAAGTACGAGTAGCCACTATGTCGTTGAATGCGTCGTGAGCCTCTAACGGAACTTTATATTTTTCGCAGACTTTTTCTAATTTATAACTCTCGAGACTATCAATTCCAAGATAGTGTCTCCAATAAAACATCTGCAGAACGTCAAGTTTGCGCCAGTTGAAGAACGAACCTATGTATTTATCCTGATTCTTTCTGAAAAACGCATCCAGAAAGTCTAAATCAAACTGCACGTTATAACCAACAGGAATAAACTTATTCGCCTTGTTCTTGTCATATACATTGATGTACTTCTCAAGCATCTTGCGAAACTGCCAATACGCATTGGTCGGGTCCTCATACTGCATAATTTCCTCTAAAGTAACACCAACGGTATCTAACGCAGACTGTTCGATAACGTCTTTCTCAAACGGCTTAATTTTGAGATGACACTTATCAACAACTTTTCCGTCAATCTCAATCAGACAAGCAAGTTGAATTATGCCATTCTTGTTTGGATTTACACCAGTAGTCTCAACGTCTATAAACAATAATTTACTCATTTTTTATTGATTCAAGCAACATTTGAATCTCTTTCTTAGGTTCGAACCACTTGTCTTCAATAACATGACCAATCTTGATAATTCTGACATTATCCCCTTCTACTCTAATAAATTTCCCAGACAAATCTTCCCATTTCCCAACTCCTACTGTCTCAAGAATACGTTTAATGCAGAATCCACAAAGTTTACTTGGCTGCCTATCAAATTCATCTTTCTTTGGAACATTGTCCAAACAAAAATCACCAAACCTCTGACCAAGAGCTCCCTGTCTAAGATAAAGAAGACAGGTCATAATCCCATCCTCATACCCAAACATTGTACTTTGTATTTGAGCATTTCCATTCATATGTTCCTCATTTCTTTAATTTGCCTTCCGACTTAATTCCCGGAAACCGCGTCACAAGAGTGTCTCGATATGCACTATTGATATCTTTGCAACCTAAGTTAGACAATGCATTAGTCAACGCAGGAATCAATGCAAGAGTGCCGTCTGCTCTGTCAGAAGGTCCCATCAACAGTCTTTCAATAGTAACATTGTCTTCAATCTCAAACTTCAACAAATCTCCACGAGGAAGTATACTATGATAGGCAGACATACCGTAGTGAAATCCATTAAACGGTCCTGCATTCGTCTTTGCAATCATTCCACCGATAATTACTGCATGTGCACCTATACATAACAACTTGACGATATCTCCAGAGTTACTGATTCCGCCATCTGCAATAATCTTCGTCTTAGACTTCTGTTTCTCTATGTAGTCACGCAACGCGTCTATCGTAGCCACGTGACCTGCACCAATTCCCAGAACAAAACGGGTTGTGCATTGAACTCCCGAACCCACACCCTCTATGATTGCGTCAACCCCAGCTTCAATGAAAGGAACAGCAGCGTTGAGTGATGCAATATTCCCAACCATGACTGTGTTATCGTGTTGATGCAAATATTGAATGTATTTGCCCACATTAAGCCCAGTAGCATTAGGAGATGTCCAGTACGGCGATATAAATGACGATTGTATAGCAAACGTCTTTATATTCAATTGCAACGCAACATCAAACAACCTCTCTGCCTGTTGTGGAGTAGCAGATACGACAAACTGAACGTCACCTAACAACTCCTGCAACGTCTTAAGATTCTTTCCCAATATGCCAATATCAACAGGCGCAGAGTTGTAGATATCCTGCAACGTCTTTATCGTTGGGTTCTCTACTAATTTCGGCAATATTGCATGATAAGCAGAGAAACTATATCGAGATATCAATCCGCACAGATTAACGATACCGATTCCACCGAATCTATGCAACTCTCTAAGTACGGTTTCGGAGCTAGTGACACTGTCCATGGCAGCGCCTATAATAGGTATACTTAATTTGAGATTACCAATCTGCACACTTACATCAACATCGCTATCAGAATACGTAGTCACTGACTCCGGAATTACTGCAATCTCGTCTAAAGAGATTGATTGGTGATGAAATTTAAAAATGGTACACCTCCTCTCCTATTTTGTTTCTTCTCGTAAACGGCTATATCGATTTTCAAATTTGATATTGAATTTTTTTCTACCATTGTTCCTCCTGTATGAAGCTAAATACTCTTCATAGAACGCAAATGACCCGCCGTAAGTATTAATTAAGACGTCGTCTAAATTAGTCACCTTTATTTTATTCATCGCTGTAAACACCAACGCGTATCGAAATCGCCCGTTGTAGTGATCTACTTCAATTACAGTAGCCACCGCGCCTTGTGTGAGAATATGTTTGTAACTAATCCAACCGTGATTAGTTTTCTCGTCAATTTGAGGAACTTTGATTAACTTGACTTTCTGACCAACTTTAAATTTGGCATATTTGAACAACTCGTTGGTGAAATACTCCAAACGTTCCATATGCCAACCAAGTTGATTATTCGGAACGATTTTTATCCACGTTACAATATCTCTCAACGCTCTAACATTTTCTTGCATTTAGTCTTCCTTTAATTCTTCCACCGTAGTTGGTGCGGACTCTCTCATCTTTATTCTATCTGGTGTTATTTTCTCTTTTATTTCTAACCATTTGCTCTCGAAATCTTTCGACTGAAATCTGATAGCACCGTCGTAGGTCGTATACCAGCCGCCGGGTTTAAGTTCCACGATGCCTAAGTCAATCAAAAGTTTCAGCAATCCAGAGAATCGAGACATGCCACTGTCGTTTCTAATTTCAATCTCGCAGTTGCGATACGGAGGCGCGAATCTGTTCTTTACTGTCGTCGCTCTGGACACTACTCCGACTATGCGTTCTTCTTTCTTCTCGCCAATCTTAATCTTACCAGCTAGCGATAGACACAATCTCACTGCAGACCAATATGCGGGACTGGTGCCGCCGCCTTCAATCTTCTTTGGACCCCACATATCGCCAATGTTGAATATCATATGATTGCTAATCATATAGGTCAACCCATATTTTTTTATCTCAGGCATAATAGTACGCAACAATGCTCGTAGAATCTTAGCCTTCGACATATCTGGTTTCTCAAGTTTAATATCAATCTCATGTTCAGTAGACCAGGCAGCAATGCTATCTACAGCAATCAATATATGTTTGATTCCTTGTTTGTACAGTTTAGGAACCAACGGCTCATCTATCTTGATATCAACCGGATCTCCTAATTCATCGATAGACTTAATAGTGCCACCAAAGAATACCACCTTGGAGTGTTCCTCTACGGTAGACGTAGATATACGAATAAAACGCGATTCGTCTATCTGCAGAGTACTCCCAAGATAATTAACATACGAATACTCTGTATCGTCGAGAATAACTACGCCATCAGAATATTTCTTTAAGAAATTTGCTATGCAGTTGTAAATCATTAAAGACTTGCCGGTCATGGAGTCGCCATGCACGTTGATAACCTGATTCTCAGGCATGCCTGCCTCGAAGTTACCAGAGAGAATATAGTTAAGTGCATAGTTACCAGAATCGAAGAACTCGCAGTCAATATGACCAGTCTCAACCATCATATTCTTCTTTCGGTACTCTCCAACGAGATTGCTAACAAACTTCGATATATCAGTCTTTTCTTCCTTCTTCACTATTTGTTTATTCTTGTTCACTTCTTTTCTCCTTCCCAATAAGGTGTCAGAATCTTCTTAAGACCGCCATTTCTTTTCACCGTCTCAGCTGCCGTATTTATCGAGTAAAGAATATACATAGATAGAAGTATAGTAACTACAACTGAAATAACGGTAATCGCAATTAATGGGTCTACTTTCTTCATTCTATCTCCTTATCCTAAGTTACCGCCAATCTCTTTGTTTCGTTTCGCAGACAACTGTATCAACATATCGTGTCGTTTATCTAACGAAGTCAATATGTTAGTAAACGTAATGACAAGATTCTTATACTCTAACTTCTTGTCAATAGCGTCAATGAAATCTTTGTCGGCGTCAACGAGTTTCTCAATCTTCTTGTCAGAAACTCTGTCTCCAGATGCACTCAAACTCTTCTCATACTTGAGAGCTAACTCTGCCTCGAGTTGTTTGACCTTGGCGTCCTGTTTGCTATATTTGTCGGACACGTGAGCCAGAATAGTCTCAAAAAGAATATACAGTTTTCCAGACGAAATCAATTCATCGTCCAGACGCGAAGCATCGATATTCGCAATCTTAAACAACGTCAAATCAACCATCAAGTCCTCTGGAAAGACAATTTCTAGATTCTCGACCCCAAATGCCAACGATATTTTGTTTAGAATTTCGTCAATTTGATTCATTCGACATCTCCTTTTTTGTTATAGTAAATACGTAACCGCAGTGACAGCTTGACCAACTATTTTTATCTATTTTTATTAAGTTGATTAACATTTGACATTCAGGACAGACACCTCGGTAATGACGAACTACTCGTTTCACGACATCTCGTTTATATTTCATTATATCATGCTCCATTCACTCCGTCAATATATCTCATAGATTATATCTACTCTTTACTAAGATTTTTCTTTTGCTCATTACTAATCATAATTTCAAGAGATACGACAAGCTGACCATCCGCATTTTGCTGCACACGACTGACATCCAGATTCGTTGACTAACTCTGCACCACATGACGGACATTTCTGCAGTTCCATCTTAGGCGATTCTGTCTTTCCTGCATATAGAACCTGCGACTCGCGTGAATTATCGCGATAGATAGTCAGACCTTTGCATTTCATCTTATACGCAGTCATGTACGCTCTCTTCACGTCCTCTTTCGTCGCAGAATTAGAAAAGTTTATCGTCTTAGACACTGCAGAATCAACGTGCGTCTGAAACGCAGCCTGAATTTTGATATGCCAGTCAGGAGTGATATCCTGAGCAGTGATGAAACTCTCTTCCTTCGCAAACTCTACTTCTTCCTCAAGAATAGTACTTAGTATATGTTTCTTTATAGTCTTTGAGTAATATGGTTCAATACCTGAGGAACAATTAGCTATAATAGACAACGTTCCTGTGGGAGCCACCGTAGTGACAGCAGCATTACGCATACGAACACCGCGTTCCATGTGCCACACGCTACCGCGATACGCGGGAAACACCCCACGGGTTTCAGCTAACTCTGTGGATGCCTCGGTTGCGTGTTTCTGAATAAAACCCATCACCTTGTGAGCCATCTGCACTGCCTCATCGGTATCGTATTTGATATCCAACTTAATCAACAAGTCTGCGAATCCCATCACACCAAGACCTATCTTGCGCGTCTGTTTGGTTTTCGTTTCAATCTGTGATATTGGATATCTATTCATATCAATTACGTTGTCGAGAAATCTAACAGCCAACTTTACTAAATACGCTAATCTCTCAAAATCAATTGTCTTAGCTTTAATGAGCCTACCAAGATTGATAGATCCGAGATTGCAAGACTCATATCCTAAAAGGGGTTGTTCTCCACAGGGGTTAGTAGCCTCAATAGATCCAACATGAGGAACAACGTTGCACCTGTTAATCTCATCGAGAAACAACACTCCAGGCTCGCCATTATTCCACGCATGCTCTACTATCGAGTTGAACAATTCGACAGCGCTAACTTCCTTCGTCACTGCGCCAGTACGCGGATTTATTAATTGATGTTTACGGCACCCTCTGACAGCTGACATAAACTCATCTGTAATGCCAACCGATATATTGAAATTAGGTATCGTTCCCTCTTTCTCTTTCAATTTGATAAACTCCAGTATATCCGGATGATCAACTCTTAGACAACCCATGTTTGCACCATGACGCACTCCGCCCTGACTAATTACTTCCAAAGCTCTATCAAATATGTAAATAAACTGAATGGGTCCACCTGCACATTTATTCGTAGACTTCACTGTATCATTGATAGGTCGTATATTCGAGAAATTAAACCCGCACCCGCCACCAGACTTCTGAACGAGAGCGGCATCTCGAAGTGTGGTAAATATACTATCCATACTATCATCGATAGGAAGAACAAAACATGCCGATAGTTGTCCCAAATCTTTTCCTGCGTTGATTAATGTTGGAGTATTTGGCAGAAATTCCAGATTCGTCATTATTTTGTAGAACTTCTCCTCATACTCGATAGCGGACTCATCACGTTCTGCACCAGCAATGGTACGGGCAACTCGAGTAAACATTTGTTCTGGACTCTCTATAATGTTACCCTTCTGATCACGAGTCAAATATCGTTTCTGGAGAACCTTAATTGCATTATCACTAAGATTCATGTTTAATCTCCTTCTCAACAAATTTAAACCACTCATCTAAAGTCTTATTTTTCTTTATGTTATTGCATTTCTCTTTGCTTCTATCACCATGAGCAACACCAAGATTAGTACGTTCATTGATATCTTTACCTTCATATTCACTACTTCGACTTACAGGATGAAAATGTCTCATCTTTTCTGTGTTATTCTCATAATATTTTCTAGCACTCGCTCTTTTCTTATCTTTGTTCTTTCTGTTCCAATCTAATTTGTAGTTACGCACCTTCTCAGGATGTTCTTCTTTATAAGAATCTTGGTACTCTCTGACGTGTTTCTTGTTTCTTAAATACCACTGGTGTTTCATTTTCGCTATGTTTGACGCATTTCTTCGACGGTATTCCTTGTGATACAGATAGTTACTCATTTTATCTTCTCTATCATAGAATCGTAGTTTCCGTACCCATTCACAAAATAAATCTCTTTGAATGAGAATTTCGACGACGTCAGATAATCAATAAACTCTTGACGTTCTCGGCCAATCAAGTAGTCAGTAAACGTAAGAAACAATACGTTTACTCCATTTCGTCTTACTGCTTGTTCAAATAAATATTTCGAGAAAGAGAATACTCTCCGTACTCTTTTTGTGACGGTAGTTTTTTCCAACACATTGTAACCTAACTTCTTAGACATCTCATCCCACGACAATTCTTTTGAGTCGAAGAACGTATCACCAGAATAGCCATCGGGAACATTACCAACTCTGATAATGTATGTCCTAGCAATGCCAATGACATCGCCAACAATGCTTGGAGGAACATCCAGATATGCAAGAGCCTGCCCAACGTTCACTGGACGAGATGTAGTAAACGGATACATCTCGCTATCAACTGATAAACCGTATCCCTGACAAATCTCGACCAGACCTGTATAGCCACATTTATCAATTCTATTCAATATGATGTCGGCTATATGCTTGTGACAGTATTTATCTAATTCTGGATAATCCTTCACCAATTTAATCTTGGGTGAACGCATTGCTTTGAAACCTATCGCGGCGCCTGTTCCCTGAAACGTGGAAGATATATAACGCAGATGTTCTTCTTCGTATGCAATGCACTCTTTGTTGACAACTGGAGCAGTAGCGGAGATAAGTAGACGATTACCGACGTCGTACGTCTTGATCTCCTCGAGCAATCTATCTAAATTAATCACAGAACCTGAACCTAAGAGTATGTTTGACTCTTTGTTCACGATTCCAGAAACTGGCAACATCTTAATTATATGTGATTCTCCAACACCGCCATTCTCTTTGAAACAGTGTCCCGCATTGGGACTGTTATTCGATATACACAAGTCAAGTTTGTTTCGCTCTCCCAAATACGCAGCCACGTTCCCTTTACCTTCACTCCCAAACGAAATACCAATAAGAAAATTCAGCTTGCCTTCTTGCATAATTACACCCCTTTCATCTTTTCATCCCAGCGACGGCCCTGTTTGACCTCTACTGGATATACTACATTAAAACCTAACGCTTTCGGAACACCAGACATAATAGCTGTTATCTCTGTATTTGCATATTCTACTGCAGACTGACGCACGTCAAACAATATCGAGTCGTGTACTGTATTCATTGGAATCACGTATGTTCCTAACATATTATCAGTTCGCAGTTTCTCGTAAATTCTAATCAGAGAAAGAAAAGTGATATCAACCGCAACGGCTTGAATGACGTGATTTCCTGCTTCTCGTTTCACCTCCTCAATATTATCAGAACTCATAATAAATCTGCGCGGTCTACCAAGTATTGTAGTTATTACTCCTCTCTCTAAAACTATACGATGTTGTCTCTTGATGAAACTGTCTATGCTACTGAATAACGCAAAGAATTTGGTTAGATAAGCACGTGCCTGTTTCTCTGGTATATGCAGTCTGATTGACATTTCTTTATAAGACGCGCCGAATATTGCACCAAACACGCAACCCTTAGCTATCTGCCTTTCGAGTTTAGTTATCTCATTAATCGGTTTGTCAAATACAATAGAACCAACGAATGCGTGAACGTCTTTCCCCTTAGCAAACGCATCCAACAATTTCTCATCGCGAGCCAACTCAGCAACTATGCGAACTTCCTGCTGAGAGAAGTCAAACTCTAAGATACTGGAATCAGAGTATCTTGCTCTGAATAGACGCCGCAACGGATATTTATCGAGAAACTCAATCTTAGTCTCATCTCGCGGTATGCCTTGAAGATTAGGAGACGAACAAGACAGACGATAACTGGAGATGCCATAATGTTTTAGATTCGGATGAATGATGTCGTTAAAATCAGTGTTATTTTTGATTGACGCAAGAAAGTAGTTAAGAACGTTAGCTACTCTGCGTGCCTCATAAAGTGCTCTCGTCTCAGGTACTTCTGCGGCATATATCTCAAGCACCTCTTTATCAGTAGACGGACTTCCCTTAGTAGCTCCCTTAGCTCTCTGCGTTGCTGTAATCTCGTTGAACTTTACTGGTTTCAATTTAAGAGTCTCAAACAACCATTTCTTAATCTGCAGAGTAGAGTTAATGTTCGTAATGCCCCACTTATCAGTGAAAAACTTAGACAACTCTACAAATCGATTTTGAAACAATTTCTCGTATTGTTCCAACAAGTCTATATCAACCTTCATACCAACGACTTTCATCATCACAATCATTGGCAACATTCTCAACGTTATTCTCTCGAATATCCTCTTGGAATTCGGCTCAATGCGTTCGTATATATAGTTATATAGAGTTTTGGTGGCGTATGCATCCATTGAATTATATATACGCAACTCTGAAGTAGGAGCCTCGAGATATTTATCGGGAGATACAGTTGACTGAAATTTCGCCTTATAGCCAGCCAACTCAGGTAGATAACGCATAGTTATTGCTGCCAACGAATATTCCTGAAACGTGTTGTCGTGAATGTACGCCAACGGAAACAAATCAGTGTAATTGTTCACCTTGATATCGTACTGTTCAAACGACACCACGTCGAACATAATATCGGCAAATATTTTCTGCACCCTCTCGTTCTTCAACACGTCTATCAACGCGTCATACTCTCGAATATCTTTCTGTCTACCATCAAAGAAATATGTACACTTATCGCAACTGACAGCTACCGTACCAATAACAAACGTCGGGTCAAACATATTAAGACTGTTAGTTTCAATATCAACACCAACGCGTATTGACGAGTTAACATCCTCCATGAATTGAAGACGCACGTCGTCAGTGTATGATATAAACGAATTAACTATCTCTGATTCGTCGTTTCCAAACACAGATTTTAGATTATTATGCAATCCAGTAATGTATCGCGGTTTCAGGTGTTCGTTGCGGAGAATGTAAGCAGGATGTTCGGTAAAGTAAATCGGCATCTTGAACTCTCTCGTCTTCATCAATCGTTGCATCTCTTTCTTCGCGAAGGCGCCAAGTACTACAATTATCTTCGGATGATAATTGACTAATACGTAATCGAAGTCTGAATCGAAACGTGGTCTGCAACACTTTACTTCTGCTGTAAGCGGTTGTCTGTCTTTCTGCGTGTCTGCGTCTAACGGGCGACAATTGATTACATTGATGTAAGCAACGCCATACGAATACTTGTTCAACACCGGATTGATTAGATTACCAGAACGCCCAATAAACGGTCTGCCCTGCTTCACTTCGTCTAAACCAGGTGAATTTCCACACCAACAGGCTCTGCCATTTCTACGAACGTAAATTACGTGATTTGGAACTTCAACACAATAAACTTTATCAAAATAGTCTATTAACACCGGTGCTTTCTTAAATGAAGACGGACTAACCTTTCTTATTATTGATATTTGATAAACTGATCGCCATTTAGACGAATCGTAACATTTATTATCTTTTATATACTTAGAATCACGTTTACGTAAACGCACAATAGCAGATAAACCTAATTTTAAAGCAATTTCCTGTACATCATCAGCTAACTGTTTACTTGTGGTTGTGTAAAACAAACATCCTCGATGAACATTTCCGTCGCCTTTCATCATCCAGTCAAACAATATCTTTAATTTATCAGTTGACAGAAACTTTATCCAATTTGGTATATGTTTGTTATAACATTTACCAAACTGTTCAAGATAACTATACAATTGTTTATTATATATAAAAAATCTAACAAACCCAGCCCTGTCAATTTTTTTCTTATATTTAAATGGAAGTCGCTTAAGTAAGACTTCAAATTCATCGCATTTTTTATTGTCATTCTGACCTACACCAACATAGTACGCAAATGAATTTGAATAATTTTTATGTTTTCTCCTATATGTCCAACCCTCAGCAATCCAGAACCCAAAAAAAGCTAACCAATCATCAATATTGATATCGATTTCATTGACAACGTCAATACGTTTATTTTTACCAAATACTGCATAAGCAATATCTATTGATGGCAACGTAAATTTCAATTCAGATTGACCAAGCCACACACCATTTCTCAATATTCGATGCGTATGAAAGTTAAAATCTCTTGCTTTCACAAATTCAGTTCTACTTTTTATCTCTTGACTCGGAAATGCGCGTCTATTGACAAGAACATTATGATCAGGAGTAACTAACAAATCGATGTAATTACTACGAATGTTGTACATCTTACCTTCATAATTAAACTCTAAATATTTAATTGGTTGATGATATGAAATTACATTATTTTGTGGATTTAGAGTAGCAATGCGTTCTGTTCTATTCAAATCTTTAAACAACTTCCATCCAACATCAGTCAACACTTCTGTATCTGACGAATAACATTGACCGATTACCAAAATATCAACTATTTCTTTATTGACTAAATGAGATAAGACTTGCGATGAATTGTTCAACGGACATTCATTACATTCAGCTAAGCCGACACCGTCAGTTAACTTTAATTCAGACATCTCGACATCTCCCTAATTGACTATACATTATATCATGCCTCGTTCGTTTTGTCAATATATTTCATAGATTATAGATAACACTTACAATAACCATCTTTAGGGGACAACTTAATCAGATTATTGTGACTGGTTGCAATGTAAACCTCTCTATTCATTAAACCATTAATGCAATAATAAATAACAATTTCTGATTCTTTATCTAAACGTCTCAACATCACAGCATTAATTGGAAACCCAAGTTTAATTCCCAACTCATCCAACATCGAACGCGAAGCCTTGCGAAAACGCTTGTCAATCATCATTTGAGTAATTACTCTTGTCTTAAAGTTCGTACAGTCAATACACTTATACATGATCCAACCCAACTGCGCCTATTTGATCAGAATCACTAAACCACATATTCTTGTCAACCTGAATATCGATGTATTTGTCGCTCACTCCCTCTCTGTGTTTCGTTAGAAACAACTTCGATACTTTATTTGCTTCTACTTTCTCTGATAGAGACAGTACAACGTCTGAAATGAACGCTTTATCAATAGACTCAGACATATGAGACATATCAACAACGTCCGCTCTAAGACCTTCTCTGTTAGATTGTGTAGCCGACCAAACTGGTATATTCAACACCTGAGAGAACGACTTCAACGACGCAAATATCTCAGCCAACTCAAATCGTTTCTCTTTCTGTTTGGATGCTGTAGTCAACAAGTCCGCGTAGTCTATGAATATTATATCGAAATTGACACCATCTGCTGTAGCCTGATGAAATACTGAATATAAATAATCAACAGAAATTGACTTGACTGGTCTGTACAACAACATGAACTTCTTATCTACTTTTGCGCTTATTTTCTTTATCGTATCGATACCAATAGACATATCCAACGCACCGGACAACAACATATTGATACGTTTCGCGATAGAGAACTCTGGCATTTCGAGAGTTACGAACAATACGTTGTTCTTCTTCAACCACGCATAGATAGCAAAATTCAACAACGACATCGTCTTACCGTAGTTAGGCGGCGCTAATATTACACCTAATTGTCCCCCTGCAAGACCACCGTTAAGTATCCCGTTGAGAAAGTGAATGTTCGTTGGTATATAATTTCTAAGCGAATCCTTCTGAGACATATACTCAGACTCATCAATATTGACACCGTAGATATGTTTATCTTGAATAGACTCCATCTGAATCTTAAACATATCAGCAACGGTAGACGATACATCAACGTCTTGACCAGACTTTAACTGTTCGAATGCGGTCTTGTGAAGATTCTCGAGTTTTTTGAGTTTCACGTACTTAGTCAACTCGTCTGTGACAAACTTGACATCGACATTTCGACTAAATATTACGTTCAGAAAGTGCGTTACGGTGGTATCGTCAGTTACAGTACGATCTCGCTTGTAGATGTGCAGAATTTCGTCTTGGGAAGGAACACGTGCATATTCTTTGTTAAAGACTTTGATTATATCGTAGATTTCTGCGGAGAGCGAAGAAGAGAACAACTGATAATCGGCTATACCCACTACTTTGTTGAAAACTGTCGTGTCCTTAACTATCGTGGACAACAACATTAACTCGAAGGCGTCAGTTGTGTACATTCTTATCTTCTTTCAGTTTTGTGGAACTCAATACCTTGTTTCTATCGATGAATGCAATTATTTCGTTCTTGTCATTCTTTTCGATAGCGATCTCTGATTCTACTTCGTATCTAACACTCTCATACCAGACTGTAAACTTCATTTTTGCACCAGGCATCGATTACTCTTTTGTAAACCAACATATTAGGTACGTAAGCGTAACAGTTAAAATAAGCCTTGTCGTCACCGTTTATACATTTAGCCAATGCCGCTGCCATGCCGGGACTTCTGCATATACCAACGTTACACTGACATATTATAGAGTTAACTTTCTTTCTATATTTCTGAACGAACTCGACCACGCATTTAGCCTGTTTCTCTGACATAAATACAAGTTGATCAGCAGCATTACCATGGAACACTCCTCTGTTATCCACGTCGTGAAACTTCAACTGCAACGTAGCCACTCGAGCAATATTCTTAGGCAGTCTCGGATGTTGATCTCCTGGATCACATATTGAGATATAAATATGTGGAGAATCTAATTTGTATTTTAGTGCCTCGCGACTATTTATTACATACACATTCATGCTTTAGTCCTCAACAACTCGTTAATGAAACTCTTAGTCAACTTGAACTTTCTGTCCAACATTTGTAGAAGTCTATCTCCGAAGTCACCCTCAGGTATTAAGACTATCGACAAGACATTCTTCGTTCGACCCAACCTATATAGTCGGTCCTGACTCTGGTAATACATTCCCCCAGATAGTGGCACAGAGTAATAAACTGCGAAATCGTACTCTTGAAGATTCAACCCACGCGAATCAGTCTGCAACTTAGACAATCGACATCTACTATCAAATTCTTTAATTATATCGAACTCTGCATCGAACACGTGCCACAATAAATAGTTGTCTCTATCTTTAACTACCTTACGCAATGCCTCAAGTTTCGGATTAGTATCAAAATATACTGGATACAACTCGCTCATGTCATTAGTGTGATATATGAAACCAGATATTACTTGCATCACTTTCCCAAAGGCCACTAATGCATTCTTGCAGGTGACGTGAATATTCTTGTCACTAAATTCACCAAATTCGGAAAGAGCATTGATAATATTTTTCTGGTAGTCAGACAACGCGTATCGCACAACTACTGTTTCTTTCTTTATTTCTTTTGGTACTGCCTCAGACTTGTCAACAATAAACACGAACGGTCGAATTAACTCGACTATCTTCTCAAACGATCCCGCCTTTGGTACAGTCTTAATAATACGCCCATTGTGGCGAATCACGTGGAAGAACTTACCAAGAAAATGATAATAGTTCTTGCCTAAGACGTCGGTAATCAGAGATAACATATAAATCTCATTCAACTTGTTCTCGACGGGATATCCAGCCAACAGTAACACGCGTTCTTTACTCTTGATTATTGGTGACAACTGTTTATAACGTACAGTTTCGGAGTCTGATATACAATGAGCTTCATCAAGTACAATTATCTCATAGTCCTTCATAATCTCTGGAGAATTCTTGATAGTATCGTACGAGATAATCGTAATCTTTCCGCCTTCTCGATAGTCGGTTGATATGTGCAGACCAATGTCGAACTTTTTGTTCTCGTCCAGCCATACGTGTCTGACTGACGCAGGAGTAATAATTATTGTTGACTTGTCGAGAACCTTGATATAGAGAAGAGATACCAACGTTTTACCAGAGTTATGAACTACAATATTATTAGCAACAAAGTTGTTGTTTGGCGAAAGACAACAAATATCATATGTGTCCTCATAATCAAGTTTAGTTATCGATTTTACTCTACTAAAATTCGGCAAGCCCATACCAAAATTCTTATAATAATCATCACCATGTAATTTGCCATGATTAAATAAATCAGTAACAGCTAAATTTTCAAAAACATTGTTATAATGATTGCCGTCTTCATGATGAATATGCATATTAGAATCGAGATATTTCAATTTACGCGCTTTTTTCTCATCATGTCTAATTATATATTTGTACTCATCTAACGTCAAGTTGTTAATATGCGCCTCGTAAACTGCTCTGGGCAATGTTATTCTATAATTAAAATAATTATAACTATCGATGCTGTGTCTTTTGTCAGTTTTTACGCGTCTTTTATGTGGATGAAATCGAGTTCCTTTTATATCGGTAGTGAAAAGCTTTTGAGCCTTAACATTAGATTTTTGGTAACAAGCATTGTCACACATAACGAAATCGTTACTGTTTAATTGAATTAATTCTTTGTAACCATTTTGCGTCATAATTTTATGATTATCAGTAGCTTTAATACAACATTCATTCTCTAAAGAAAGCAAATATATTAATTTTTTACCACTATACTTCACATCAATCATTTTATTTAATCTAATAACATCTTTACTAAAAGATCTAACATAAGTAGAAATAGACAAATCAAACCTTATATCCCCAAGTTTATCTCTTTTATAGTATTGATTATACAATCTATCTAATCTAATCTTGAAGCCTCTCTTTCCACGATTTATAGGTATTAAAGTGCTACCACTAAGGCACCCCGTCGGAAGAAATAGAGCCGTCTTTGGGACGTCTAACGCGAACTTAATCGCTCTTACTTGATAGTCCTTCAACTCTGGTTTCATTTCGATTCTTTAATCGTTACTTTGCTCTCAGAGGTATTGAGACATCCAACAATCTTGCGTATCAACTCTTCAACCTCCTTATTATCTACGAACTCTACCTTAAACACTAACTTCTTTCTTTTAAGCTTCATATCAACTCCTCTACACTAAAAACTTCACCACCCGCCAACTCGATAGCCTTACGCAGATTAAGTTTGGTGGCTTCCATGCGTTGTTGATCAACGACTTCGCCGTCCTTCCAGACAATAGTAAAAATTTTATCTGTGCAGATTCCTTCTCCTTTCTGCATCATATCCACACTGCGCATTAATTTGTTAATCATGACGTCTGGTGAATATACTACTTTGAATTGTTTGGAAGTCTTCATTGCAGGATTTCTACTCCTCTACTTTGTCCTCAATGTATCTGACAACATCGCTAACATTTAGAAACTCTTCAGCGTCCTCATCAGGAATCTCAATACTAAACTCTGACTCCAACGCCATAACCATCTCGACATTATCCAACTCGTCGTATCCCAAATCATCAACCAGATTGTCGGTATCATCAATCTCTTTACTTGAATTAATAGTATCTCTTATAACCTTTATTACTCTTTCTCTAATACTCATATGATTATCTCCATTAAGGAACGGTCTACGATCCGCGTCCAGTAGACCGATGTATTATTAAACAATTCGATATCATAATCAGATGGATCTTTGCCAGAGCCAGATTCATAAGTCATTATACCAATATTAACAAACGGGAGCGCACCGGCCAGTATACCAGACAATATCTGAGCTGTGGCGTAAGCATCGGTATCTAAAGCGATTATTACGTTGTTAATCGCACTTAACTGTAACTGTTTCAATTGAAACTGACTTAGATTCTTTCCTAATATTACTGCAACGTCTCTACCAGTCTTTATGAATGGGACTGCGTCGAACACTCCCTCTACCAACCACAATGTTCTATGAATAGCACGCGTAAAACACATCAACGATCTGTTAGTAGATTTTGGGTTCAACGTTTTTGGCTCAACCCCTGGAAGAAATGCCCGAGCGACATAGTATTTATTGATATCGTCAGTAAATACTACTCGACCAAACAGTCGTTCCTTACCCAACTTGACGTGCATGTACTTGATGACATTGTCATCAACTTTTCGTTTGTGCAGATAATTCACAGCTCCCTGAGAATACATAGAGTCGTTGAATTCCATCACATTCTTTGCAACATCAACATCAAAGTCAGATTGTGACTTGACTGAATCATCGCCTCTATATGCAGAAGTATCAATTCGATAAATCTGCGTAAGTTTGAAATAAGACGTTTTGTAGCCGCACCGGAAACAAAAGGCAGCGCGACCAGGGGTAATAAAAAGATGATATTTCGTGTCAGGTTTCTTGCCAGCAGATATGCAAAAAGGACAACATGCATATAATTTAGTTCTGGTCGAATTGTATTTTACTTTTAAATTCTCCATCTGTATTAGTTAAGAGCTGGCAGGATTTCTACCTGCTATGCGTATTTATGCCCAATATGGCACTCGGCTTCCGCATATCCTTATTGTTTGACTTTGACCGTTTCCTGTAGCTTCCAATTCTCGAACTTCTGAATACGCCCATAACTTTCGTCGTAGCGTTCTTGGAGGGCAATAGCTAATTGTCTAGGCAACTCCCTTCAGAAGTGCGCTTCGATATTGGCAAGAACGGATTAGCAACGTGTTCATCACGCCACAGCTCATTATTCAATTTATATACCGTCTATTCTGTCTCCAATTTCATCAACATTAACTTCTTCGATGACTTCTTCGGCAGCACTAGGCTTTTTCGCACCGCGTTGCGAACCGATACCTAAATCATTAGCATCAGTTGCTAAAATAGCCTTCTTGGTGTCGTTCAGAACAATCATCATCTCGTCCCACGACTTCTCGGAGATTTCCTTCTTCAAATCAAATGCATCCTTCTTCCAATTCGGATAAATCTGAGCTAGAGAAGTTACCTTGACCTCAGGGCGAGAATCGTCATAGTTGGGATAATTGTCAACAGTCTTCTTAATAACAACGAAGTTGTGACCTTTATCTGCATCCAACAACGGTCTGAACTCATCATCTTTCATATAAGACTGTATCTTGCGTGCAAGAGTCTTACCAAATGCATACTTCTGCACTCCCTTGTCAACGTCTGACAAGTCAATGATGTTCGCGATAACTCTGTTTGCACCCTTGATACGTCGTGCAATCGCGATGTCGTTCTCGTCCTTAGTATTCCACAACTTCCAGACGAATTGACAGATAGGACATGCCTTGTTATGCGTAATTCTCGGACAGTATACTATCTCTTTCATTGACAAACCAACATTGTAATGCACTCCAGACATGATGAACGGATACGGTGTCTCCCAATCAGACGGAAGAACTCCACCAATAGGCAGAATACGAATTAAGTTCCTGCCATCTTTGGGTTTCCAGAAATCAGACTGACCGCCACCCTCAAGATACGAACCGAATACGTCATCAACGTCTGCCGCTGACTTAGCGGTAGCCTTCGATTTAACATTCGCTTGAACAGGTGCAACTGACTCTTCTTCGACAACTGCAGCTGGTGCCGGTTCCGCTATCTTTTTGGTGATTACTTTCACCGTACACTTACCCTTAATTGCAGGCGCCAGACTATCCATAAATGCCTTTACTTTGGCATAGTCCGTCTCAGGGCCAAACATAACTTCTGCTCCCATGGAAACCACGTAATGCTTCTGTTCACTCACTTGTTACTCCTTTCTTATCTGCCTATCGAGATATCATACTTGATTTCGATAGGTACCGCTTTAAACAACTTCACTCCACCTAATATCTGAGATTTCTTCAAGAATTCAGATACTTCCTCTTCGGTATCGAACCCTTGAACTCTATCAAAAACAAGAACAAGATAATTGCTTCGTTGTAATATCTTGAGGGGATTCTTGCCTCGTTTGATTATTGGAACGACACTCTCAGTCTTACCGAGTTTCTTTCGGCATCTACGCAACGCTAGGCCAATTGCACCATTAGAAACATCGGTACACTCGAATCTTTTTCTAAATTCATCTGCTACATCATGAGTAGTCAAGTTTTGTTCTACTGCCTTGTTCAGAAAATTGAGTTCGCATTTCGAATAATTATGTCTTGCCATCTCGACATCTCCTTTGATTAATAACTCTCGGATTTAACATCGGTATTTTCTTTTTCTTACCGCAAGAACAGACAATCATTGGACATCACAATAGAAATGATTATGTTTATTCTTCTTCGACATCTCTTATTCGACATCTTTAGCTAACAACTGTTTGACAGTGAGCATTTGTGGTCTATAAGCGATGTTAAGAGCAGCAAACTCTTTAGCTGCTATCTTCCTACATCTTTTGAACACGAACACCCCGTTAGCAATAACGCTATAGCCCATACTGATACGTTTCTTGCTTTCCCATGCTACATGTTCACCAGAGTCGTCCATAGTATATCCACCACCCATCGCGGAGTATATGTACGGCAGGTTCTCACCATTGAGAAACTTCGCTCTGTAATCATGCACTAGTGCATTCACTTTTAAATTTGATACGTCTAACTCGTTTGCTAACTCACTCGTCTTATGGACTCCGCCACGTTCCAAAACTTCACGCAACTCGTCCAGTTTCGTTGAACTGCGCTTCTTCACTCGACACCTCCCTTATTTCAACATCAACTTCTCGTCAACTATTCTCAACTTTGATACTGCATCCTCGACAACACTCTTTATCAACTTACTGCCCTCGACATTCAGATTCTTGACATCCAGATTGGACAATAAGTCTTTGACCTTGGCCAACAACGTGATTAGATAAATCAAATCAACATTGTTCTTCAAAAGCTTTTTCGCGTTCTTTAGTTCTTCAACTGTCTCATTCGACAGAACGCGCTGTTTCGGCGCAACTTTAGACACTTTGATTACCTTGACAAGCACCTGAGGACCCTTTAAAATTGAAACAATAATCTTGTTGTCCTTCAATACTTCGGTTATTTGCGTCTTATCAGTCAGAACTTGAGTCTTTACGACATCAGACAGATTTGCAACAATATCAGTTTTTGACATCTCGACATCTCCTTATTTGGTTTTGACTAACTTTAAATTCTTTACATGTTTCTGATAAATCTGACCTTCGACATTCACTTCAACGATGTCATCAGGCACTGAAACTACTTTACCCTTCATACCTTTACTGCCATACGTACCACCAAGAAACTCAACTCGACTACCTACTTTAAACTTGCACATCTCTCGTCACCTCCCTTCACAGACATTTATTATATCACAGGTTTGCGTTGCTGTCAAGATATTAGATAGATTATATCTCATTTTCCAACGAACACGTGAAACATTAATGCACCATCCATCAGCTTAACAGTACCGACAAAATCAAAATTTGAAATATCATTTGCCACTTGATGACCTGTGCCATGAATACGCACCGTAACGTTAGTCTGTCCGTGTAATGACTCTGGTGCCACAAGCGCATAAAGTACTATATCACCACGTTGTTCACCAACTGACAAAACTTTGGCAGGATAAGACACTGCTAATATTTGTTCATCTACTGGTTCCAACTTGTATTTCCAAATTGCCAACTTCAAATTCCCGTACATAATTAGCTCCCTTCTTGAAGAATAATCTCTTCGAGCAACGTCATCAGTTCTCTGTTCTCTTTCTGCAACGCGGTGTTCTCCTCGACAACTTCATTCGTTCGTTTATGTCAAAATATCTGTTACCCATTGTTTATATTCTGAATACAACTCTTCGAACGTGCGTGGCATAAACTTATTAACATCAACGCCAACATTAATCAAATCAGTGAAACTGAATCCTATACGAACGCGTTTGAACTTCCATTGTTCGTGGACATGACCGACGAAGTTTAATTCATAGCCAACGTCAGCCATATCAGGCAAATGCACCAGATTTATTCGATGTTTCGCGTAGCCGATAACTAAACGTTCAATATCAGTCTTCATTGAATTATTTCGGTCGTGATTGCCCTTGATAAAAACAATTCGACCATTGAGTTGCTTGACGTAGTGTTCTGCCTTGAGCACCTCGCCTTCGCCAGACTTTCCACCAGGAGAATTTCTAAAACAGAAGTCGCCAACGTGATAGACAACATCTTCTGACTTCACTCGAGAATTCCAGTTGCGGATCAACGTAACATTCATCTGTTCCAACGTCTTGAACGGGCGATTGCAATATTTAATAATATTGAAATGTCCCAAGTGCAAATCAGCAGTGAAATACGTCTTCATTAGTCTTTCTTAATATAATCTGGTTGACCTTCTCCGTACGAGAATCGATACTCGTCAAGAGTAACCTCGTCAATATCAATACAGACAAAAGAGTGCAGATGTTTATATTTACGATGAACACTCTGTGCATTCTCAGCTTGTTTGCGTGAAGAGAACACACCAACTATGTGATACACATCACCACACTCTTCGCACCCTTCCATAAAACATCTGACAACAAACAGTTTCATTGTTTCACCGTTGGGTTATCTATCTGTTCTGCACTCCATCGCATAAGTCCCAATACAGTTGTCTCAGAAGGCAACATATTGGTATGAGTTATCATATCTGCAACCAACTCATCAAGCATCTTGTGCAACTCTTCGTGACGAATCTTGTGATCTGTTCTTCTCATCTAATCTCCTTTACTTTAATAGAAAATCTCGCATCGGTACTATCCAATCCTTGCCCTTGTCAAACTTCTCATCAAACACAACGTTGAACTTATGTTCATGCGCGTTATATTTATAAACAATGACGTTGGTCATGAAACTCTTCTTAGAGCCTAAACGTTGTCTGATAATAACGTGATTGCGCGGAGACAACGCATATTTGTTTCTATATAGAATAGTGTACTCGAAACAGTGAATGTCTGGTCTAGATTCATCTATCGCGTGAACTGACAGAATAGTAGCACCATCTTTCAGATAGAACAAGTCTCCATTACCGAAACGCGGAAAATTTTTAGAGAGAGTGCAATTCAATTCAGGATGAACACATACTCCGCGTTCTACTTTACAGTCTGCGCAATTCAACTCTATGCAGTTCTTCTTCTCTGTCACTTTTGGTTGCGCTATAGCATTGCTCATACACGCAGGACATTCCCACATCGAACCGTACTTATCTTTATTAACTGCTAAAATCTTGGTCTTGAACGGGTGCTTGCACTTAGCACAAATCAGAGAAATCATCATCTTCTTTACTTTACCGTCGCACAACATGCACACGTAGTTCTCTTGCACTATCTGTGACTCAAACAGTTTACGATTGGCTGTGTTAACGGCGCGCTCTTGATGACATACTTTACACTTTATATTTATTAATTCATTCACTCGACACCTCCTCATTCTTTATTGACAACATCTCTCATCTTCATCAGTTGTGCCAATTCTGGCTTACTTTTATTCTGTAAGAATAAATAATCATTAAGTTTGTTGTGCCCGTGCTTTAGTGTCGAAACACAGTCAAGAACTTCTGCGTTGAATTTTCCGCCAGCATTATCTAACATAACAATAAGATATTCTGTTTCGCTGAATTTACAAAGTTTCAACTTTATCATTGTATTCCTCCTTTCAGTTATCTTATATCAACATGCGTCCAACTTCTATATGTTTTTACCCAAGTAAATCCGACTTGTCTTGCCATTCTTGCTACTTGTATCGGCGTATAACCTTTAACTTTAATATCTACTGCGTTACCCAAGCAATGTTGGCTATATCTTGCACCGCCTATTACTTTGTTATGTTTCGGGCAACGATAACCGCTTGTGATAATTATTGGTGCATTTAATTTTACTCGTAACATCTCTAATTTTGTCAATAATACTGAGTTAACTTTCACTACTCCACAACATTTACAAGCAAATTCTTGCAGTTTAAAATGTGCTGAAGATGTCGCGTCTGCATGTGCCGTCACTACTACACAAGTTAAAATGGTAATTAATATAACTATTCCGTTTTTAATTAATCTCATTTCTACTTATATTTGCTTCTTTTGTGACTTTATTAAATAAACTGTGAGCTTCTTTTATTGTATTAACCTCTTTAAATAAATCACCGCCGTAAGTATTAGTTCTATAAATAGAATATCTAAAACGCTTATGCGAAGTTCTAAACATAATATAAAATTCGTTTTCTTTTATCTTATACATTGTTGTTCTCCAAAGTTATTTATCTATTGCCTCACCCACAAAAGTTGGAAATCGAGGAATGCCGTCATTAGATAACTCTTGATATGCAAACGTTATCTTAGTGCCTATCTTCAACGGATTGTCGCGTTCCTTGTCAGTCAGACCAGATCCAACATTAAAAATCTTTCCATTCTTTAATCTGCACTCATACCCACCAAGACGACCAAAATGCCTACCCTTGCCTGCCTCATAACTGATGATTGTTGCCTCATCGTCAAAGAAATTCTTTACTTTGAGCAACGTACTCGAACGTCGCCCGTCGTAGAGAGAACCCGACTGGCGCAACATTATACCCTCTCCACCGAGACTTTCCGCAAGTTTGAGACACTCTTTCAGATGTTTCACACCAGTACATTGCGTTTGTTTTACTATCTCACAATGTTTAGGAAGCAATAACTTATACATGGCTCGCCAACGCGTCTCGAATTTGTGCGGTGAATCTGGCATATCAAACACTAAATACTTAACCTGTCTCCACTCTTTGACTAAACCCTGCGAACGCACGACAGACATCGTTTCTTGAAACTTACCGCGCCCAATCCACAATTCTCCATCGAGTCGAATGTTACCCATGCCTTCTGTGAACCACTCAGGTGCATAGAACTTGTTACCCAATCGGGATATGAATTCTTTTCCATTCCACAATGCACGTATCCCGTCCAACTTCTCTGACATCCACCAACCAGTCGGGTCAATGTTAGAAGTCCACTTGTTAGCCAACAGTAGTGCTGGCGGGACTGCCTGCTCTTTGCCCTTGGTCTTAGGCGCTCTCATAGTCAGAGAGCCGCCAATACGTGCGGACTCAGCCTCGTCGCCTTCTATCTTTCTTATATGTTTGCAGGTACGTTTGTTGATGGGAAGTGACTGATTGCGCCACGCTGGACACGAACACGAAATGACATCGCCTGTTCTCTTTACTTTATATGGTTCGGCAGCCGAACCTTGAACCTCAACGACCTCTCCGTCTTTAATCATCTCGACACCTCCTTAGAGTTTAATCAATAATTTATCAATATAAATCATTAACTTTATAATATAATAAAATATTAAACTCGCTACTAATAAATTAACTACAATATAACAACCTAAAATCATCAAATGACGACAGACGTTTAGTCTCGACATCTTCATTCCCCAACTTCCTTTGCTTTGATGAAATATCCATATACGCAACGCGTCTCATCTCGCGAACAGTCGTGATTGTCATATATCACGCCATCAATAACTGCAACGAGATGTTTACTAACACGAACAATCAAATTGCCTGTCGGCAATTCTTCTTTCTTTAAATGAACACGACAACCCTGTCCAATTTTCATAGTGGATACCCAAGTCCAACCAATAGAAGACAGATACTTTTTAATCGTACGCATACGAGTACCGCCTCTCATTGGACTCTTGCCGTGCATTGACCCTAATTGTTTCTTGTTTAGTGCAAATAAGTCTTTGTAGACCTTTTGGTAGGGAATTTCGGTAGCTATTGCGATGGCTCTGATAACGCAGTCGCCTGCGGTACCCTTGTAGCCAACAGACGCACGACCACCATCGTCACGAATTAACTCCACTCTACACCTCCCTCAAACTGTTGTACTTCCTCGACATCTCAACCACACATACATTATAACACGCCTTGAACGCTCTGTCAAGTATTCTATTAACATCCGCCTGTTTGTTTTGACAATCTCTTCTTTCTGTCACAATCTCTCGAATCTGAATGAATAACTGCACCAGAATTCCAACCCTTGAAAGTAATCTGTTTATGATATATCTCAATCTTCTTCCCACAGATACGACACACATACCCAGTTCCTTGTCTCAAAGTTAATCTTGCACCCATCTCGACATCTCCTTTCTTTCGGACCTTGCACTCGAAAGTACTGCTCTTGGTTCCGTTTATATAGATCCTTCACTCTGATATTACTTTGCTAAAGACACCGCAACGTCGAAAGCGCGTTGTTTTAATCTAGCACCTGAGCCAAACCAGACATTGCGCAACTTGCCATCGTCAGTATCTTTGTGCGAACGATAATGATCAACCATTTCGGTTACTGCGTTCAAGGCTGCCCAGAGAGTACCGCGTACTCCGTCAACGTTGTTACCCTTTCCATTCACAAACAACTCGTTCATAGTATGCACTCTGTTCTCCATGATTGGAGTGGGCCTGACTATCGTATCAGTTCCGTACACTACTTTAATAAAGTAATGCTTGACACCGTTAGTGTCAAGTGTTGTGCGAACGAGCCTCTGAAACTGATTACCTAAATCATCGTAGAACTTCTTGGACAACCCTAAAACTTCCTGTGCCTGTTCAATTTTGTCTTTAATTGATCCAGTATGTCTGATTACAATACCTTCTTCTGATTGTTTGCCTAACGCCATAACAAGAGTATTTTGGCACACTACACGTACGGGAGTGAAGAACATACGCAATGCGGTACGCCCATCGTGCGAATTGGTCAACAATAAATACTTTTCTATATTGTCTTCGTTCGCAACGATTATATCATTAGGCAACTTCGCCATAATCCAAACTCTCTCGCCCTTACCCAACGCACCCGCAGTATGATAAATTGCTTTGCCTTCACCAACTATACTATCAAAGAAATCGAACGCTTCCACGTTCTGAATTATCTGATAGTCGCGCCCAACAACGTTCAGATATTGATTGGTGTCTTCTCTCACAGTAGCAACCTTCTCAATAATATCAATACCAGAGTCAGTTCTGATGTTCTCTCTGATTACAGTATAATCAAGATGAGCCGCCTCGATTGCCTCTTTGGCTGTTGCAGGCGCATTCAATTCAGTGCCTAATTCGTGCCAAGGCTTTTCCCCAACATAAAACATCGTGGTCTTTCCGTCTTTATTACTTAGATTGTGCGCCATCTGTCTTCTCCTTCTTAGTTAGATACTTGTGTAGGTCTTTGAACCAACCGATTGTCTTACCTAAACAGAGAACTTCACCGTTCGGCATTACTAATACTTCAAGATTACAAATTGTCATTTCTTCAACTTTTTTCATTGAAACTCCTTTCTTAATTTATCTCGAACCCGCCGCTGTACTTGCAGAACTTGGCAAACTCTTTAACGTTGTCTTCACTGAACGGATAACTACACTCTGTCGGTCTAATCTTGCCAGTCCCACGGCACGAATTACATCCGTTCGGAACTATCATATCTTTGCGTTTGCCAGTACCTTTGCATAACCAACACTTCTCGTCAGGCAGTTCTTTTAAACGTTGTACATATCGTTGCTCGTACGCCTTGACTTCACCCTGATCGATAAGATGAACAAGTCGCGCAGATATTGTTAATGCACGCCTCTCGTCAATAAAATATCCGTTGTTGAAATGACCAGAATCGCGTTCCTCGTCGGTAATAATGTCTGCACACACTTCACACACGAAGTTCCAAAGAGGTCTCCACCACCAACAGTTGTTGCGAAAATACTCACCTTTAGCATTGTCTGGCTTGACACCATAAACACCAAAACCCATCGTGACATCTCCTTTCTTTTATTATATTTCTTTTATCAGTGAAGCTAATATGTTTCCACGTGCAATCATTCTACCAGTTACTGTACACGTAATGTTCTGATGTTTGTCATAATAACCTAAATATTCGTTTGCTGGTCCTCTAAGTCTAATAACATTATCATCTTCTTCAAATCTAGCCCAGAGTTTGTTCGTCGGGCTTGTGATTTCAGACACTTCATAATCTTTCTTCGTCATAGATGACGTAAAAGAAGTGTTTAGGGATTGAGTTGTATCTGGATGAGTTAATTTCCATTCACGTTCTTCTCGCGTTTGTTCAACAAATATTTTCAAACAGAACATTAAAAAGGTCCAAATCAAACCTACAAGAGACCAAATCAACTTCAAAATCTTTTTTGTTATTTTCATCTCGACACTCTCTTTCTTATTTATACTTCGCGTCGTCTATCTTCTTATTCATCTCATTCAACTTCTTGACTGCAGTAACAATTATCAACGACTTCTTCGCAACATAATCAACAGGAATATTGTTCAGCTCTGTTTCCCAACTCTTCTTGTCGGCAAATTCTCTTTCATATATATCTTTTACGAACTTCTTCTTGAGAACTTGACCTGCATCGTTGACGTATTTATTCCACGAACTTAATTCTTCATCTTTGAACATTATCTTCATTGAATAATGAACATCTAAACCACGATAACTGTCATCGGCATCTGTACGCGTTGCAGTAATGTTGAAGTCTTTATCAAGATAAAGTCTAACAGTCTTAGGCAACGCATTAATGTTTTTTATTGTAAGGTTTTTCTTATTTTTATCACGTTCACGTTGACTCGCTTCTGTCAACTCTCCCTCGATTACATCGGGCGTGACAAACACTCTGTCGTTGTCTCTAATTGATATAGACTCATAATTGTCCTTATTAAACTTGATTTTGAACACACCAAAACTCTTAAGATTAGCCAACTTCGCAACGAGTTTAGCATCTTCGACAGTAACAAAAGAAAGTTCCCTGATATCACTGTTTACAACTTCGACGTCTTTGGTGTATTCACTAGTACGTATCTCGTACGTTGCAATTCTGTAAACTTCTTTCATCTCGACATCTCCTTTCGATTTGGTGATTGATAAGAAATTATTCGATGCCAGTTTAATCTCGAAAGCCGCGATAAACAAACTTGTAGAACGCGCTAGCACATTTTTTATTTATGTTTCTCTTCCTTCTTAGTAAGATACTTACCAAGTTCCTTAACCCAACCGACTGTTCTACCTAAACAAAGAACTTCTCCGTTTGGCATTACTAATACCTCGAGATTACAAATTGTCATTTCTTTTGGGGCTTCTTTCATCTCAACATCTCCTTTCTGTTTGTGTTACTCTCGACATCTCAAAATCTTACATAACAATTATAACATGTTCTGAGTTCGGTGTCAAGTATTTGGAACGCACCAAACTTATTGGAACGTCTTAAGCACAACAGGTTGTATATATTTCAGAATAGAAGTTGGTGTATCGTTTGGTTGGCTCGAATAGGACTTACGTTTTTGGAACGTCTTGCTCTACCGGTAGTAGTATGTCTCTCGACATCAATAGAAATCTTGTTTACTCGAATTACATCGAAAACATGCTGGCTGTATGTTATTGATGTTATCAGTTCCACCATTAACAATCGCCAACTTGTGATCTTCTGTTAGAAACTTATAATATTGATTTTTAAATGGCTCGCGTTTGCCACATATTGCGCAACAATAATTATATTTCTTCTTCAAATCTTCCCATTCTTGCCACGTATGAGAACCAACAACTTTCAAACGTTTTAATCTGTTTAGTCTGGTGTGTTTCTTAGCCAAAAACTTATAAAACTCAACGTTTTTATTATTGCGTTTCCACTCATTTACTTTTTTGAATCGTCGTCTGCGACCTTCCAACGGGCGCAAGTACCCATTGATAATGCGCCAAACGCGTGGTTCTGAAAGACCAAACTGCACAGCCAATTTTGTAGTAGAAATATCACCTCGACTATATAATTCTTTAATTTGTTTGTTTCGTTCTGTCTTCTCTGTAATCATTCCATATCTCCAGAATAGTGTTCCACAAACTTGGGTTGCAAATGATATATTTTTACACCGCGCCATGCTACATAATCAGAAATCATACTACGATGACACTTCCACCATAGTAACTCTGCACACATTATTCCAATATTGTTTTTCTCTCCCAATGCTATCAATACATCCACTGCCTTGAGAAACTTGTTCAACGTCATAAACCAGGAATAATCATATAACCCAACGTTTGTCCAACTTGGCTTGTCAAACTTCTCTGTCTTTGAGAACAGTGGACCGAAATCGTTCTTTTGAACTGTTTTAGCAATATAATGTTTTGGAAATTTGATGCTTGCGTACTTAGCGACGTCAACACCATACTTTAGAAATCGTTCGCGTTCAAACAAGTCAACGTCACGCCAACCGCCTAAATCAGACACCCACTCATATTGAATGCCGATTCGTTTCATCCACTTAATTAAATTCTCTTTATTATATATTGGATACTTTGATGAACCTGGATGCGAACGCACGTCCCAAATAATATCTAATTTTGAGACGAGATTCTCAAACTCATTCTCTGCAAGCACAGAGTGTCCGATTGTATATAACATCTCGACATCTCACTTTTGTATCTTCAACAGTCTGATAAATTCTTTTGCTGTCTTCTTGTCAAAAAAGAATTGCACAATTCCATCTGTCGTCTTAATCAGACTGCCATTTCTATAAACTAAATAAGCTGTTCTTAGTTTAAACTTTTCTTCATTAACTCGTTCTACTAACACTAAATTGTCTGTCTTCTTATTTAGCAATCTTCTCTGAACAAGGAAGACAATACTTGCTAGTTGGGAAAGGTTTTGGTGGAGCTAACTTAATATCTGTGTCAGCGTACTTTTCACCTTTCTTTATTATTTTCTTACATTCACAACATACTTGTTCCTTCTGTGTTGCAGTTCTAATCTTTGTTACTCCCATAACAGCCTCCTTTGCAAAAACAACTGCTTGTAAATAAACATTTTCTACAACTATTTTTAATATTACACCTAGCACATTCCACGACATAACCAAACTCATCACGTCGTACGGCGTATGGTATGAACTTCTTTCCAATAAAGTGTGGTTTATTTGTGTCTATATATGGCATTATGTTTTTCAATCCAACTTCTGATAAGTTTAGCGCCATTTTTATTTGTCAGTATACACGCTATATTTAATGATTCTTTTTCTACTGTATGTAAGTCGTAGTGTGATTGTTCTATGCACCCTTTGGTGCCTTTTGGTAATCGTATGTATGTAAGTTTAAGTTTCATTATGTATCTTTCTAAATTTCCAAGATAGAGAAGTCCAAAATCATCACTAGGATGAGAAAGAAAGAAAGAAAACTCTATCTTAGTTAGTTGTTTAATACTGGAGTGCTCTATCCACACTCTCAGAGGTATCAACTAATAAACCTGCGCTGGATGTCTTGTCAAGGTGACAGCGCCTTCCAAGTTTAGGAAGCCAATGGTGGAAAATGTGATATGCTGGTCAAACATATATCGCAGCCTCTCAGCTCTGTACCCACCCTTCGCGAACGTTGATGAGACATTCACGCATTGCTTAACGACCAAAATTATTTTATCACAGATTGTTCGGTTTGTCAATATATTGCATAGATTATAGTTATTGGTGTGAACGGGCAGTTGGTTGAGCTGCAATCAGAGCTGAAAATATTCGTAAGCCTAATTTGACGTACCGCGTCACCGTCCACGACATTATTATATCACGAAGCAGTCGCGGTGTCAAGTACTGTTGTGGATTATATTTATCGAACTATATAATATATTTTGCGCGATATATACATTCAGAATGAAGAAGCAGTACTTTCCCTGTCAAAGGAACTACGTCCAGACATACTTAACTCGACGAGAGTAACGTCCTTCTCTAACGCTTGAATTCTATGTTTGTCATCAGCATTTACTACTATTATATCATTCAATCTGAGACACACGCCGATGTCTTCGTTTTGATAGAACACACAAGCATTGTCACCTATGCACAAAAGTACCTTGCGTTTCTCGTTATATACCCAAGAAGTAACTTCGTTTCTATTGATATGTATAATTTTAAATAGAAAACGATCTCGTCTCCAAATTATTTCCTCAGCTCCCCATGGTTTGTTAATTATTTCGTTGTTCATTTATATTCTTCAACTCGATGAGTTGAATCTCGTATGTAGGTATTTTCGGATCGTACTCATCAATTCGATTATTGATTAACACTTTGTTTCGTTGATTATTATTAACAGTCAGATTTATCTTAACGTCAGTCTTTCCAAAGATATTCTGCATTGCCACTAACAGATCACCTTTGGAAATTGGAACGTCAGTAACCAAATGATAAAGACCAGTAAGGTTAGTGTCCAAGATCCTGTAAATCTGCTTAGCCAGTTCCAAAGTTGTAATACCATTCCACATCACGTTAGTAAATCCAGAGACTTCTCCAGTCTGTTGCATAAACCATTCAAATAATCCTGTACCGTCATCCTTCAACTCTGGCCCAATAATAGATGTTCGAATAGTTAAATCTCTATCATTTACAATCTCACCTAAGGCTTTGCTACGTCCATACCAGTTCTTCTCAGTGGGCCAATCTGTCTCACTGTAGGGACCATTCTTTCCGTCAAATACACAATCTGTACTGATATGAATAAGTCTGGCGTTCAGTTCCCGACTGACATCTTCAAGAACATGCGGCCAAAAACTATTAGTAAATATAGCTCGAGTTGGATCATCCTGAGATGACTTTACCAACACGCCAATGCAATTAATAATTACATCTGGTTTGTATTTACTTAGAAATTTTACACATTCAACTAAGTCATTCTCTATGTCAAATAACTCACTTGTGATTCCTGACTCTTGCGTTCGAGAAATGCCCAGAATATTATACTTACCAGTTGTCTCTAAAAATTTATACACCATATGTCCTGCCATGCCACTACTACCCAATACAACAACTTTTTTCATTTCAAGAACCCTCCTTTACCTAACATAGTTTCAATTTGTTTCATCGTCATATATGATTGCGAGTTTGAACTATAAAACGGAAAGTCCACTTTAGGAAGGTTCAAGGGAGTATCTGAGATAGCATAGAAGTCGTCACCAAATTTATATGTTTTTGATGCTTCCCATTCCGTAATCAATAACTCGTGTAATTTTTCGCCCGGTCGTATGCCAGTTTCGATAATTCTTGTGTCTTTGTTACCATGATACTTGATAAGTACCTTAGCCAAATCATAAATTCGACAACTGGGCATCTTCATAACCAACATATCTGCGTCAAACTCACAAGCAGTTATCAACAAACGAATTGCCTGCGGAAGTGTAAGAAAGTATCTACTCATTCCCTTAGAGGTAATTTTGACAATATTATCTTTTTTAATCTGATCAATAAATAACTGGCACACAGATCCATTACTACCTAACACATTTCCAGCCCGAATACATTTGAACCGAGTATTTAATTGTTTATTAGCAGCCAAAATAAGTTTTTCTCCTACTGCTTTAGTCATTCCATACAGATTACTCGGGGCAGCAGCCTTATCAGAAGAAACATCAACCACTTTAACTACTCTCTGTACAATACTAGCTCGAATCACGTTTTGTGTTCCAATAATATTAGTCTTAATTGCCTCATCGGGTTGTTCCTCACAAATCGGAACATGCTTAATCGCACTTAAAAGATACACAGTACACTTATTAGCGCATGCACTAAGAACTGCTTCATAATCTCTAACATCACCAATAATAAACTTTAACCTATCGTTATTAAAGGCTCTCTGCATTTTTACTTGGTTAAACTCATTCCTGGAAAATATAGTAACAGAAGGTATACTTGAATCATCTAAAAGAGTTTTAGCTAATTGCCAACCCCAACTACCTGAACCCCCAAAACAAAGAACTGGCCCTGATATATCTAATTTCATAAATCATCCTTTCCTAACAAGATTTTTACTACGCAGTTGGATACATTCTTTACATCATATCCTTCAGGTATTTCCCAATTCTTATTCATAGAACACATTATCTGTGTGCATCTCAAAATATCATCGCAGTTAGTACCCGCCAAGACATTGCTTCCACATTCAATCACTTCTGGTCGCTCGGTTGCGCATCGAATAATAACATTGGGCGTTTTTAAGATGCATGCTTCCTCAGCAATTGTGCCACTATCGCTAATAATACATTTGGCATTTTTTTCTAACTTTACAAAGTCAAACAGACCAAACGGTTTACAAAAGATTACATTAGGATTATCGGCATTAATTGCCAATAACTTCTCTAAAGTACGCGGATGAATACTGCAAATAACCGGCATCTTATAATAATTAGCAATCAGAGAAATACCCTCAACTATCTGCTTTAGAGTCATGTGATCATCTACATTCTCTGCACGATGAAAAGTAGAAAGAAAATACTTACCTGACTTCAATTTCAGACGTTTCAAAACCTGACTTTTATTTATATCAGATAAATAATAATTCAACACTTCATAGATCGGGTTCCCTGTAACAAATGTTCGGTTCTTTGACACGCCATCATGCAACAAATTCTCTTTGCTCAAATTAGTATAAGGCAGATTGTAGGATGAAATTGAATCTATTAATTTCCTGTTTATTTCTTCAGGAACGCGTTTATCGAAACAGCGGTTTCCGGCTTCCATATGATATACCGGTATTCCTAGGCGCTCACACACAATCGCACACAAACCACTATTTGTATCCCCCAAAATCAGAACCTTATCCGGCTTCTTATCTACTAATATTCTTTCTAACCTCTGGAACATACAGCCAACCTGTTCTCCGAAATTACTTGTCATTATTCCAAGAAAAATATCTGGTTTTCGAATACGCAACTCTTTGAAGAAGATGTCATTTAATCGAATATCATAATTCTGACCAGTATGTACTAACGTATGAGTACACAACTTATCCAGTTTAGGAATAATTCTTGATAAACGTATAATTTCTGGTCGCGTACCTAAAATAGTTAGAATGTTCATACTCTAAATCCTACAATGCTGCATACATCTAGTCTCTCTTTTATTCGGCCAGCGTTCTTCTCTACCCATTCATCAACTGCCTTCTTTACTCCGCATGGTTGGTTATAATCGTGAAAAAGAAACCAAGTGTTTGGCTTTAATCTAACTTCCCAGTTCCGAATATCACTACAAACAGAAGGATAATCGTGTGCCCCATCTATAAATATTAACCCAATATCATAATTATTTGTTATTATCTCAGATGCTTGTTTGGAAGACATCTTAAAAGGAATAAAATTATACAATCCTCTGGTTGTCATATTACGAATATAACTTATCAGATCTGTACTTATGTAGCTTTTTCCGTCAGAAATATTTCTGCCATCCCACAAATCTATGGATAGAACCTGCTTACCGGACATAGCCAAAAATATACTTGATAATCCATGCAATGCTCCTACTTCCAATACACACTTACTGGCTGATTTACTAGCCAGTTCATATAGTAAATAACCCTCTTTCAAACCCAAATATCCGAAGACACCACTAATTATTGGAATAAAATCATTCTCAACTAACATCATGCCCACGGCGTCTTGATAGCTTTATCAAAAGCTTCTAAAACCGCATCTACTGAAACATTTTCCGTATCAAAGTTCCATTGCGCATTGTAATCAAGTTTTTTATCAGAGACTACTATTTCGTTCTTTCCATAATATGGGCCAACTGGAGCTGTTTCTGTTATCAAACAAGGTGTCACTAGAACAGAGGGCATACCAACAATTCTAGGAATAATCATGCCTGCGCCATTCCCATATATAGCATAATCGGCAATCATAGCATAGGACAATTGCTCTTCATAAGTAAGATCATATATTTTTATAACGCCAGTTATATCAGGAACGTTAGTTATCTTTTCACACTTAGGATTTAGGCATAATAGAATAGTGTACTTATCCTTTAGTCTATCCACCAATGTCTGTATATTACTTAAAGGCAGCCATCTTCTCATGTGCAACCTGAAATTCATGTAAATACAAGGCTTACCTGCTTTATCTATTTGCTTCGGTGTTACATAAGACATCAGTTGTTTGCAGAGCCTTCTTACTGTTTCCACACCACTGAGAGCCATATAACAGGACATATATTTCTTCGAAATAAAAGTATCTGTTTCCACAACGTTAAACCCAGTCAGGGCTCTTCTAACCAAACCTATAGGATAGTATGGGATATTGGGAACAAGTATAGTGTCTTCTTTTTTGTAATCTGGCAAATAGTCTAAACACGGCAGGATGCTTTCAGTTGTAAAATGCCACATATTTTTGTAGGTAGCATGAAATGGATATATCATAATCAACCACCTCTCATTATATCATGTTCCAGTAACCCTGTCAATATATCTCATAGATTATATCTAAAAGTGGTTTAAGCCAACTTATTCTTTCATACATCTGTTCTCGAGTAATGTATTCATTCATATAGGTGTCATAGTATTCTATATTAAGATTAGAATATGCCGGAAAACTCTTATAATAGAAGCTACAAAAATCAGCATACTGCATAATGGTGACCGTGGCACATTTTTTCCCTTTCATCTCTTCCTTCTTCTTAATTCGATCAACCCAAACTTCCTTTTTTGGACATACACAACAAACTAGCAGAATGGCATTCTCTTGAGCATATTGTATAAATCTCGCAGAACTGCCATTTTCGGCAAATGGAATAGCATCAGTGATAAACCTATCAGATAAAATGTTGAAGAAATTGTCCTCTGCAGATGCTGATATATTTGGGTTTATTTTTGCATAAGAAAAGTACTTATCGAAATCTATATATTTCAACCCAAATTGTTTAGCATAGGTCTTGGCATAAAAGCTTTTGCCACTTCCATAAATACCGGTAACAAAGACTTTGCTTGCTGTAGATGTCTTTGAATTCGTCAGATTCAGTATTTTCTCATTCATCTTTTCTCCATATACCTAAAAAATAATTTTTAAGTGTGGTTATAGATGTAACCTGTTCAAACTCAATCAAGTCATCTGCATCCCACAAACTTAAATGTCTATCAAACTCATTCTTATAGTAGGGTGACTCGGGATCATTCATAGGTACGATATTTTCATCCCACCAAAGCGGAGTCAGTATAAAAACGTATTTACTAGTAACTCGTTTGACCTCTTTCAGTATTCGAAAACCACAGACTTTAGGCAGATGTTCAATCACATCTATCAACAATACCAACTCAAATGTATTGTCTTCACATGGTAACTTTGAAATTAAAGACAAATCACACCAAATGTCTGGATTGAACGGCTTCCAGACATCTAAAGTAACAACTCTAGCACACTTCAATTCCTTCGCTATCTCTTTTGTTCCACACCCAATATCCAATACCGTGCCATTTGGTGTAAGTAAACTATTAAGATATGTAATAAATAAATATGATGGCTTACTCATTTTTACCTTTCATCATTCCTAAGTATCGTTCTTCCCACAATTGACATAATCTCTTTGGGCTGTAGTACTTCTCCATCCAAATTCGACCATTCTTCTGAATTTCTTGCACTTTTTCCTTGTTCGTTACCAGTTCAAGAATATTCTTAGCTAATTCATCTATGCCTGACACATTGACGATTGGTGGCGCTACTCCCATTCCTAACTCTGTATAATTTTTTAATACTGTAGGAGACAACCGAGCGATGCATACCTGTTCCTGGCTCATAGATTCCCAACCTACCATTCCAATAAATCCCTGAGTAATATTATCTATGACAATATCAAAGTTTTTCCGCTTTTCCAGACATTCCGCATAGGAATATTTATGGAGCCAACTCTCAAATGGAATATTATAACCGTAAATTGCGGTTAACTTATGAAACAACCACTCTATTTCTGCTCTGCCCTTATTATGATCATGATTAACAAGAAGCAAAAACTTCATTGGCACTTGGCTAACCCGTGTTTTTGGAAGGCATTGTTGTTCATCAATTGGCAAAATGTTAGGTACCCACGTAGCAAAGGGCATAAACTTGGGTATCAATGGTGAACAAGTAACCATCATAGCAATCTTAGATATTTCTTCCAACTTCTTGTAATCAAAGCAAACAGCCCCACCATGCATATGAAAAATCAACTTTTTCCCTGTCACATAATCTTTCCAGGGGAATTTAATTGGAAGTTGAATATCATCATACCAAAAAGTATTGAAGTGAAGAATATCTGCATCAGCAAGAACTTTTCTAATTTTATCGTCATGTTCTCCCAATACCAAATCAAGCGCATGATTTAAGCACGTACTACCGGCTACTATATGCCGTACTTCTATGTTGGTATATTTATTCATCATTCGAGCATGAATAATACCTACACCGGCACTGTCCCACCAGGGGTGAATATGAGCAACTTTTAACTTAATTTTCCTAGAAGTATTCACACAGAACTTAGAATCTACAGCATCATATTTAAGCGTAGCATCTGTTCCAAACGTTACATATCTGGTGTCCTCGACTACTATTTCGGGTACTACTAAAGAAGGTTCCAAGGCCTGCTTTATATCATTCAAGGTCCAAAGGCTTAAAGACTTATCTAAAAAAAGATTACTACCTTCAGTGCATTGTTCCAAAAGTGTAGTTCGCGGTGCTGGAAAGTTAAATGGCGGAAGTTGAAAATTTATTGGGCGCCATTCACCATCATTTATGTCTGGGTAGGAACGTTTTTTGTCTGTGAAGGCGGTCATTAGAAGAAATGTTGATCCTGAAGCTATAAAGTTCTTTAATACTTTAATTACGCTCTTATATGACAAATGAACAAGTCCATCTCGACACAGTATCAAGTCCACCTTTGGCGGGACATCTTCTAACATGTTGATATATGCAAATTTTGGGGTTGTTACAATAGACATTCCGCCATATCTTACTTCATTATCTTTGAGCATTGTTGGTATTATATCCCCACCTAGGTACTCTTTTATTTTCAACTGTCCAATAATCTCCTTCATCCAATTAAAATCGCCACAAGGAAGATCCAGCATAGAGTTTATTTCCTGAGAAGTTCCTGCTAAAGAGTTTATAAATTCTACCAATAGTGGGCGCAGGGCAGCGGTGTTAACTAAATCAGATCCAGTACCCGACCGCGATTCTTTTCCATTCCACGTATTCTGTTCGTATATATTCGTAAAATATTTTTCTAGTTCACTTGGCTGTCTAGTTTCTGGCGCTTGAATTACGTTGCCCCATACCTTGCCAACATTTCTCTTTATTGTGCCAAGTTTGGTATCATAAACCTTTTTGTTGTAGTCCCACATCTCTTTAGTCTTTTCATTATCATATCGGATCCGAGAATGATACAGATGAATTACTCTATACGCCAGTTTTTCATACACTCCACCATTTTGTTTCAACCGAGTTACTATATCTTGATCATCCCAACAGTTTCCAATAAAGTCTTCATCGTATCCACCTATATCAATGAACTCGCTGGTGGTTAAACCCAAGAAGAATGGAAACTCGGTATTTAATTCTGGTCTTGCATCATATAAAGTAAGCAGTTGTTCTGGTGTTAACCCTCGACGCACATGATTTAAGAATGTTTCATCTAAATCATCTTTACCATTAGTAATAACTATTTGTTTCTTGCTGTTCTTGAGAGTATCAACAATACCCTGAATGCAATCATCTAAAAGATATATCTCAGGGCACATAATAATCATAAACTTACCCTTAGCCATCTTAGCCCCAATATTAATTGCGAAACCCGGAATCCGCCAGACAGGTTTAGGAACGTTACGATGACCAGTAAATATATATCGTATGTTCAATTTATCCTTGAAAGAATCACAGACTTTCTGAGTCTCGTCAACTATCCCATCATTCAGAACTATTATTTCATAGGAAAAAGTAACTTTTTGACGAACAAGAGATTGCAGTCCATATTGCAATAAATTAGCTCTTTTGAAACTGGGTATTATAATAGATAGATCCATAGATTTAACCTTTCATTTCATCTTGTATCAAATCTCGATTCTTCTTGCGAAGTACGACATTTCCATCTGGAAGTCGCACCAGAAAGGTAGTCTTGAAATCTTTTACCAACTCGACATCAATCAATTTTCTTGGACTGTCTTTTTCTTTGGATGTATTGAAGTAGACTTTCACGAGGAATCCTCCCTTTACAGATCAACGGATATTTGAGTAAACCTTAGACTTTCTTTGTCACTTTATTTTTAAGCCACAATGCTATTGCTCCGCCGCATGCCCCAAACAACACCGTTAAGAATTGCAATATTCCACTGTTTCTCTTCTCTGCTGATATTTGTTTAAAGGTTGCATCATTCAATTTCTGTTCTTGCGCCACTAATACTGCAGGACTGACTAACTTCATATCATATGGAAAAGTCATCGATAGAGGTTTCTTGTCTAAAAGAACGTCAATCTTTTGTCCTGCTGGAACTGTGAATATTCTCTCTTCGGGTAACAGAACCACCTTTTGAGGTTGAACTATCCAGGATGCACAACCGGCTATTGAAACCAGCAGAAGAAGAACGAGCATTAACTTCGTCAAGTTTCTCATACATCACCCCCTGTAAGTCCAGCCTTTTGTCTTAATTCATCCATCTGTTTCCTAATAGTTGCAGCGTCCGTATCGCGACCTTCCTGAAGAGCCTGTTGATACTTCACATTTAAAGCATTCAACTGATCAACTAATGCGGCTTTTCTGTTAGGTATAAATTTGTTTAATATATCTAATAATGCATCCCACCACATAATCACCCCTTTTTACGGTAGGTAGACTGAACGTTGGTCTACCCGCAGTCTTTTGTGGTTAACGTTCTGACCGCTATTTCCCTTAAAACTTTATATTAATCAATGTTGCTGTGACACCCCAGTCAAATTCATTATTGCCCTTCGCGTTGCCAGCACCTAAACCAATTCTCTTCATACCAGCTGCAACACCAACGTTACATTCAATTAAATCAAGAATTGGCATAGTAACACCTAAATCTTTTAATTTGACAATTGGATATGAGACAATCACAACGCCAGTCTCTTCGGTAGAATATCCAAATTCTAAATCAAGATTCTTGACACACGTTGCCCACTTTGGCATATTGACATTGTTCAGGTTCAGCACTTCAACAGTAGTCAGATATTTGATTTTACTGTCTAGTACACTGTACATAATTCCCTGCTTCAACGGAGGCAATTGATTAGCAACATCAGATAACAAAACAGCAGGTCTTGCGGGTAATAATGTCACAGTCGATGGTGTCGTGGTGGTCTTGGTGGTGTCAGCTATCGACGGCACAACCATCGCTAACATTGTCAATGTCGCAATGCATATAGCTAAAAATCTTTTCATTGCTATTCTCCTTTATTTAATTGTTGACGTTGTTACGTTAATCTCTTCCTTTGCTACTGCTACAACCGGTGTCACTTCCACTTTCTTCACTTCTTCCTTTGCTACTACCGCAACTGGTGCCTTCACTTCTACTATTGCAACTGACGTTTTCGCAACAGATTGTTTTTTCGATTTCAACACTAATGCCACGATAACAATTGCTACAATGATTAGAACTATTACTAATATCTTGTTCTTCACTCTATTCTTCTTTTTTCTGTGTTGTTAATTGATTATTCTGTATTGCGCGTACTGCGTCGTCATCCGTTTGATTATGAGTAATTTTACCCAATATCTTGATGATCGTTACTAACCACGGGTATTTCGACGGAATCGTTGGACAGAATTTAACAATAGCGGCCAATAATCCATTTAATGCCAATAACCACACCAACAACTCCTCTTTCGTTACATGTGGCATGTTTATTGTTATTGTTGTCATACTCATCACCTCCTTAATTATTCGTTCCACGAATTGTTACATACACAACCCAATCATGAATACAGGATGCATATGATATAGTATTAGACTGTAGAAGCAAATCTCGATGACCTACATCGCTAGATCCTAGTATATCAAAGATTACTCTGTCTTGCCAATCCTCACAATATTGTATCATTGCTACTGCTTCAGACCATTCATTCAAGTAATAATCAGGTGCATGACATACGCTATTTTGTCGGGACATTTCTAAACAATGCATTAGACAATATTGATTAACTTGACTGTCAATATGTCCTACCGGGTCAACATTATTTTGTCTGCGAAATCGATTAATGACATCAATCATAACGAACTCCTTATCTCAACATTACTGCTGCAAAGGGATAAAGAAGGTTACACTCGGTTAAAAATAAACAGACAAAATATTCTTCAGCAGCTGCTGGTATTGGATTCTTTACGCCCAACCAAATTGACACTGCTGCTACCACCACTTGAATAGGAAGTATCAGCCAAGCAGTGTGTCCAATAGTAAGACAGAACAGTAAACCAGTAAGTAAAGAACACAACACAACAATTGATCTCTTAATTATCTTTATAATTGGAATCTCTGCACCATAACCAAGAGAGAATGCAATAGCCAAAAGCGGATACACTGCCAATTGTTTCCATGTGAATACACTCAGAAGCAATGTCTCTACCCAAATTGCGGTTGCGCAGATGAGACTTCCAATGAATCTTCGTTTCCACTTGCCATCTCTACCTCCAAGCATATACAGTAGGCACCCAAATGCTAATATTACTGTACCAATAAACGGTATTGTTCCCAGCCAGGTTTCGGTCATATATTTCTCTCCTATACTAATCGTTCTATTATTATCCAAAGAATGAAGTTCTGATTAATAGAATTCACAATAATCTGATCAATATTTCTCTCGAAACATCGTAAGTTCCATTTAGCGCCGGAGTAGAGTTTCAACGATGGAACATTGTGTAATGAATTGTAGAATATCTCAACTTCTCCTTTCTCCAAATAAAAGTGAATAGCATATTTAGTTACTTTATTGCCTAAGTTATCTTTCTCTGGAATCTTTACTATCTCATTCTCTTCTATAACTTCAGATAAAATGACTGGATTGAAGTACGGGGCATCGTCAATCTTGAGCAGTTTAGTGTCATTCTCGTCGTAGTAAGCAGTAGTGAACACAGATTGACCAGACTCAATAACTTTACCGTTCAACGTCTGTCTCTGATTTGTAACGTTCTTGTACGCAGGCAACGAATTATCCTTTCAACACATTATCTATCGAATCATAACCAAAACATTTCAAATCACTATCTGGAGACAAATTAACTACGGAAACGCCAACCTTGAGTACCCAAGGAAGTGCCTTCTGAATCTCTTGTTTGTATTCCGCAAGTTTCTGATTGAATTCAACTAAATCTCTGTCAGGATATCCGCTATGCCAATGACTAGTCGTCTTGGCCTTCATGTCATATCCTAAAAGATATATCTTAGTAGCTCCTAACGCTACAGCTAACATTATTGCACCAAAACCAGAGTTAATTCCCCCATGAATGCCCGCTTCTAAGTCGCGACTGATATTAAAATCTAATATGCGTCTGATTAGATACACCTCTTTTCCAAATTCCTTTATTTCCATAGGAGTAAGAAATACTCGAATGCCCTTAAAGGATAACCATTTATCCCAAAGTTTTTCTCCTGAGATTACATCATAGTGGCCTTTTTTTAACGCATCGTAGAAGGTCGAATCCATCGCGTAATTTATAGTAGCGTTCTGATATGCCTGAAAAGCCTTGTTAATTCCTATAGTCAACTCTCCATTTAGCCGACTGAAGTCAAATCCTTTAAGACTCTCACCACCACCAATTAGGAAACAACGCTGGCCAACCCAACTATTCGAATTAAGTACTTCCGTAATCTTTTTATTAACTGCGTAGGAATGATTACTTTTATTCATAATCACGAAGTTCTTATACTCTTTGTTGACTATGTGTTTTCCTTCTACTTCTATCGTGTAACCCATTAGACTTTATTTTTGAGTTGTCGTGAAACTTGATTATGTTGAATGATTATGTCACCTTTTGGCTTAACAAATGGCGTATCTCCGTTAGGCATAGATTTAATCCAAGCATATTCAATCGGCAATTCAAATACCTTTATCTTCTCTTGTTCAATTACAGTTTGAAGCAGGCGTTGTTCCCAGATCATTTTATATGATGCACAAGCATGTTCCCAGATTTCAACTATGCGTTTAGATTCCTGACTATTTCGAAGAAATAGAGTTCCAGATAACAATTCTCTTGGCTCGTCAAACTGTTGATTGTACCATTTATCACGATCCAAAAAGTGAGCTGCAAAATTATATTCTTCTGGTATCTCATCAAACAATGCTGGATACTTGAGAATTTCAGCATCGGCATCGAGAAAAACAACATTTCTGTCAATATGTTTCTCAAGCATCTGTTTGATAAAAGTAGCTTTATATAAAGTATTTTTCTGCCAATTCCCTAAATTATTAACACCTCTGATATCAGACTTTAAGTTTAATTTACGCAAAGAATTCAACAAATAGTCATGACTAACTTTTTGATAAGGAGTATCCAAAGTATAGTATGATGTGATTATAAACTGTTTCATTATGGTTTAGGTTCTTCTATCGGTAGTTCGCCTGCTTTTAAGGATGTCTCTAAGTCATCCGCTGCCGCAACCATACTATCAATTGTTTCTTTCTGCTTTAAAAGTTGTTCTCGAGTTAGCCGTTTTGTCTGTACAACTACGTCTACATCATTACCGTTTCTATCCTTCATAGTCTGATATATAGGAAAAGCATAAACTTCCTGAGTAGATTGATTTGGTAAAACCATTGTTTCTTTTTTTACATCCATTACAAACCTCCTTATGTAATACTAGTTATAATCCCGTACGATACTGTTACGACTCTTCCATTAAGGTCAGTAAAAGAATCTGATGCAACTCCATCAGCTGGTCTTATACTTGGAACAGTCATGTGATCATGATACATCTGTGCTGCGTAACTAAAGTCTCCTGAACCGTTACTCACTAGATAAGTCCAACTGTAATATCCATCTCCGCTAGGATCACAACTAAATGTCCCAGCTCTTTTATCTCCACCTGAAATCTCAGTATCAAAAGCATCAAACTCCATTATTCGACCAGCACTAGTAGTACCAAAGAACCCGACCATACCATAAGCACCGGAACCGTCATCACCGAGTGACCACATCTTATGTAAACCGGTGCCGTCATTATATCCTTCTACATGTGCATAAGTTCCATAACCACCGTCAGCAATTCCATAAACACGTAAAGTACCATGTGCAGAAACAACAACCCATTTAAGAAAATCACTACAAGCAAGGGCATTAGAGGCATTCATATAAAGAATATCATTAGCAGAGCTTCCGGAAATACTACCTCCAATAGCAACCCCTGAACCACTGTAACCAGAAGTTCCAACACCGGAGTAACCCGATTTACCGGAGTAACCGGAGTAACCACTTATTCCGGAGTAACCAGAGTAACCGCTAATACCACTATAACCAGAGTATCCAGATATACCAGAGTAACCACTTATTCCTGAGTAACCACTCTTACCACTATATCCAGAGTAACCGCTAATACCCGAGTAACCAGAGGACCCACCAGCTCCTGAGGCCCAGGAAAGAACAGCTGAACCATTAGTAGATAGAACATACCCAGAAGTTCCATCTGTGGAAGGTAGAGTATAAGTTACTGATCCTGCGGCTGCCGCGGGTGCTAATCCAACATAACCGGAACTAGAACCAGACAATCTTAGTGTTCCTTTTACATCTAGTGTACTACCTGGGGATGGTTGATTAATTCCAACACTACCAGTTGAATCTACTGTTAGATGTGCAACAGAAGCACCACCAGCAGTTAAGATAATCTTACCTGAAGCGTAGTCATTAAGTAATACTATATTTCCAGCGGAAGTATCATTATAAAGTACTGCATCGTTATTTGTAAATACTTTATAAAGACTATAACTAGAACAACATTTTAAAAATCTACTATAATAACCCGAATTATTTTCTGCTCTAAATCCAGCTGATCGATCTGATAAAATATCTATACTTTTTACTCTAACAGAACAAGAATCATTTCCAGCACTACTTATATCTAAAATATAAGAACCTGGACTTGCTGTACCAATGCCTACAGTACCACCAGATGGCTGAAGTACTAAATATCCTTTAATTATATTTGAGCTAGAATCTAGAATAAGATTAGTATTTTGTACGCTTCCACCAAATAAACTATAACCATTAGCGTAAACATCACTTAACCAAGGAGTCTGGGAACCAGCACCCCCACTATAACCAGAAGTTCCGATACCTGAATATCCTGATATTCCTGAGTAACCAGATATACCAGAGTATCCACTTATTCCACTATAACCACTCTTACCACTATAACCAGAGTAACCAGAAATACCACTATATCCGGAGTAACCGCTAGTACCTGAGTAACCTGAATACCCAGATATACCACTGTATCCAGAGTAACCACTAATACCTGAGTAACCTGAGTAACCGCTAATACCAGAATACCCAGATATGCCAGAGTAACCACTAATTCCACTATAACCAGAGTAACCAGATATGCCTGAGTAACCGCTAATACCACTATAACCAGAGTATCCAGATATACCAGAGTAACCTGAGTACCCAGATATGCCTGAGTAACCTGAGTATCCACTAATTCCGGAATAACCTGAGTAACCAGAAATTCCACTGTAACCAGATATACCAGAGTAACCACTAAACCCTGAAATTCCTGAATACCCAGATATACCAGAATACCCACTTATTCCGCTATAACCAGAGTACCCAGATATGCCTGAGTAACCTGAATAACCAGAAATTCCAGAATAACCTGAGTAACCAGAAATTCCACTGTAACCAGAAATACCTGAGTAACCACTAATACCTGAATAACCAGAAATTCCAGAATATCCACTAAACCCTGAAATTCCTGAATACCCAGATATACCAGAATACCCACTTATTCCGCTATAACCAGAGTACCCAGATATGCCCGAGTAACCACTTATCCCTGAGTACCCACTCTTACCACTATATCCTGAGTATCCAGATATTCCTGAGTAACCAGAGTACCCAGATATGCCAGAATATCCTGAATAACCACTAATACCACTATAACCAGAGTAACCTGAGTAACTAGAATACCCACTAATTCCACTGTAGCCTGAATATCCAGATATGCCTGAGTATCCGGAGTAACCACTAATTCCACTGTAACCGGAATAACTGGAGTAACCACTAATACCCGAATAACCAGAGTAACCACTTATTCCGGAATATCCTGAGTAACCCGAATAACCAGAAATTCCAGAGTACCCAGATATGCCCGAGTAACCAGAAACCCCAGAGTAACCTGAGTAACCAGATATACCAGAGTATCCACTTATTCCACTATAACCACTCTTACCACTATATCCAGAGTATCCACTAATCCCTGAGTAACCTGAATAACTAGAGTATCCACTAATACCTGAATAACCAGAAATTCCAGAGTATCCACTAATTCCACTATAACCGGAAGTACCAACACCAGAATATCCACTACTACCAGTAGTCCAAGAAAGAGTACCTGAACCATCAGTAGATAGAACATACCCTGAAGTTCCATCTGTGGAAGGTAGGGTATAAGTGGTTGACCCAGCAGTTGCGGCCGGAGTTAATCCAACAAAACCTGCAGATGAACCAGACAATCTTAATGTTCCTTTAACATCTAAAGTACTACCAGGTGATGAGTTAATTCCAACTCTCTTATTAGTTGTATCGAATGTAACAAAGTTAGTCCCATCAGCTTGCGCGATACTTAGAGCGTCTGTAGCATCAACATCTGGTTTGATACTAGCTTCATATCCTATCTTAATGTTACCTTTTGAATAAATTGAATCAACATACGTAGGTATTACTGTAGGTGTAACTGTACTTCCTAAAGTCCAATCTGAGGAATCTCCATCGTAAATATATGCATTTGGGGTATCTAAATAGTGGTCGAAATTCCAATTCAAATCTTCATTAGACTTTAGTAATCTATAACCATCAGCTCCAGTAACTGCGGACCAACTCCAATATAACTGACAAACTACACCACTTGTTCCATCGTCTGTCAAGTAACTTTCTAATGGTGTAACAGAAAACACTTTGTTTCCATTGACTAATTTATATGCATAAACTCTAATAGTATGAGTATTATAGTCAACTACATAGTTACCAAGAGCATAATTTATTTGAGAGAATGTTATTGTAGTGGCATTTCCTATAGTATTTAGAGTAGAAGCATCTACTGTTAACTTTGTAGTAGGTGTAGTTATTCCAATACCAACATTGCCTGTTGTTGGTTGTAGAATTATGTATCCTTTAGTAGAATCAGAAGTAGAATCTAAAGTAAGATTACCACTAACTACACTACTACCAAATAAACTATAACCTGCACCATTAATATTTTGAGCCCAG